TAAAGATGTACAAGAATCCATCGTAAAGGCAATGGATAAGGCATTGGAACGGGCAATAGGGAACAAGGTAATAGATTTCGAAAAGTGTGAAGGCAATTATTTGGACGTCTATCCTCTTATCGGGGTGGTCTTACAGAGGGAGCTAAGGAGTGTACTTGGCGAAAATGTGAATAAGAATATATCCCGGAATATGAAAATAAAGGCGACCAAGTACAGAAATGATTACAGGGTATGGTTAGACTATGCAGGGGATTACAGAAACGAAAATATAGAATAACATGAAATATCAAAATTTTATGTGCCCTTATGAGCTTGCGCTAAAGTTGCATGAGTTGGGCGTAAATTCGGAGTCGGAATTTTATTTTGTGAAAGAGATGAAAGGAGGGGAAACCCAGATAGATTCAGTCGTGCAAAATACAATGAGGTATTCATATAGAAAAGAAGGCGACCTCATACCGGCTTATATGAGTCATGAACTTGGAGAGATACTACCAAGTATGATAAATGTCAGTAAATCAAAAATATGGGATGAATGGTTGCAGTTGACACAATATTTCCCGAATAGGGATAGTAGATATTACGAAGCCGCCTATGTTCGTTACAATGCCTACGATTCGCCAACAGAAGTGTATAGCGGATTTGGGGAAACAGAGGCGGAGTCAAGGGCGATGCTTCTCTTTGATTTGTTGGAAAAGAAGATATTGACACCTGATGGTTTGAATTTAAAGGAAGTGGATAGGAGAAAGGAATATGAGAACGAATTTGAATAGTACAAGCATGAGAAACACATGTCCAGAATTTCCGCTTTTCGGTGCGAATTATCCAGACGCAACTTGCATAGATGGCATATTGTATGATCTGGATAATGTAGGTGATGATGGTGTTCTAATCAAGCCATTGGAAGAAATTCCATGCCCATTCTGCCGAACAGAGGAGTTTATCAGATACGATCCATTCAATAAAGAGTATAGCATGGATAGTGAAGAGGATATAAAAGATTGGTATATGAGCTATATTAATGAAATGAGAAATAAGTATGGGGGAAAATAAGAAGAAACAAACACCATGCCGGAACTTGAAAGATTGGCATACGAACAAATGAAGGAGGTAAACGATGGAGACAGTAAGATTATCAGATTACTCTTCTTATGATAAAAACAAGGGAGGAATACAAAAATTGCGTCACAAATTCAGGAATCAAATACTTGAATATTGGGGAGAAGATACCGGAATCCTAATAGGAACAACCATGGTATATGAAAGACATTTGTGGAACGAGGAAGTTAAAGTAATATGATTATGGATGATAATAAGATAATGGAAGCGGCTAAGTTAATAGCCAACTCATCAGCGGCCTTGATCGAGGCTATGGGGATGATGAGCGAAAATATCGAGAGAGCTAATAGGGGCGAGTCTTTGGCGTATACCGAGGAGGCCTTTAATAAAGTGGTTATGAATAATGGAATAGATTATAATAGTGTTATGAGTAGAAGTTGGATATGAGAAATGGAGGAGGACTATGGGTAAAGAAGTTAAGATAGATGTAGGATATAAAGATGTGCTAGAAAAATCATTATCAGCCATCCAATATCTAAGAATACATGGATTCTCGACGTACATGGAATCGGAGGGGATTGTAAATAGGATAATGATGTTCAAGGATAAGAATGAGATGAGAGATCAAAAGATCAGATCAATTTAATAGAACTAATTATGACAGTAGAGTATAAGTGTATTGATGTTTACAAGAAGCCGGAGAATCCAATGGAATGGTTGCCGTGTCCACGATGCGGCCTCCGGCCTCTGGTCTGGGAGTTCGATAACGGGAGAGCCACGGCGTGCGGGTGCGGGACAGACTGTTATAGTCATTGGAGCGTGCAAGCGGAAAGTATTATGTCGGTCATAAAAAGATCTGATAACGGTAAGTCGGCTGAGGCGTATGATATTGATGAACTTAAAAATAACTGGAATCATTGGGTGAGGACAGGGGAGATACTGTTTACGCCGGGAAATGGGAGATGGTAATATAATTAACAATTTAAGACATGGATCATTATTTGGCTACAATTCAAACAATATTAGATAGATGTGATGATAACAACACATCTCCTAGTATTGATGACATGGAGATAATAAAAATAAACCTATGCAGAATAATTCAAACTCGTTACGGAATAACTCAGTTATGGTTCATCCCGTTGATAGAAAGAATACAGAATGCTTGTTGTAGACATTACAATGATGTTGATATGTTATGGGAAAATTTTGTTAAAAAAAATGACTGAATAGGAGGGATAAATATGAGTACAAAAACAAGTAAAGAATATAAAGCGATAAAGAATTATATCCATAATGAGCTTGGGCTTACGAAGGAAGATATAATCAATGCAATTAGATCTGATATAAGACAATATGTTGAGAGGTGTATACGTAATACTTACGGGAATGATAATAATTTAGAGCGGTGGATTAAGGTTATGGTGGAGAATGAGCTTCAAAACAGAGATTTTAACATCGTTTCAAGGATGGTAGAAAAGGTATTACGAGATAAGATGTTGGATAATATAGAGATTATTGTAAGAAACAAGGATATAAATGATTGAGGATATGAATGATAAGGATATTTTAGATAAGGCAAGAATGGAGGGCATGAACCAAGGGATATGGCTGGCGGTTCAGGAGCTAGCCCACGACGGGCGATGGACGCAAGCCGCGGAGGAGCTGGTATCTTCTTGTGGATTGACTGAGGATGAGTGTAGAAAGCTACAAGAGGAAAGTGGGTCGTTTGATGATGAGATGCTTGAGTTTATTGATACGATATTCGGTCGTAAGATAGATTTAGATGAGGATAATCAGATGATTGATATAGATATATCTACAATGAAAGTAGGTGATACATATAGCTTCATGAACAATCAAAAGGAGATGGTGGAGATCAAGGCTGTAAAAAGATCAAGGCTGGGGTGTAATGGATGTTATTTATCAAATAGCGAGTTGTTATGCAAGGGGTGTAATAAGAGTGAACGTGAGACGAATGATAATATAATGGTCGTCAGGATAGATAAGATGGATGATGTATATCGTAATGATCGTCCTCTGGATCCGGGAATAGGCGTAGTTCACTCTTTTAGGATAAATAATAAAATTATAAAAGCGGTAGCATGTCAGACGGTCATTAGGAATGACATTTGTAGTAAATGTTGTTTTGTGGATACGAGTATCTGTAGTAACATGAGATGCTTTAGTAGTGTTAGAGAGGACGATAAAAGTGTAATTTTTAAGAAAATAGAATTATGAGCGAGAATACGATCGATAAGGCTAAGGAGGAAGGCATAAGACAAGGGATATGGTTATGCATACAGAGTTTAGTGGATTTGGAGAACTTTGTCATGGCAAATTATTTTATAAAGACATTCGGATTTGACAAAAATGAGTGCGAGGAGTTATTGAGTAAGAATAATTTGAATTATAAAATGGAATCATTTATAGCCAAGTTGATGTCTGATAAAAATGATAGTATAACTTTGGAAAATATAGGGTATCATAAGATAGGCTCTATATTTAAATATAATATTGGTTCGAAAGAAGTAGAACTGGAGGTGGTTGAATCCAGTGACTCTAGTTGTGAAGGATGCTTATTTAATAATAGCAAGGATTATTACTGTAAGGATACCCATTGTATTGATGTGGATAGGATAGATGATATAGACGTTATATATAAAGAGGTAAAAAGATCATGAGCTTAATAGATAAGTTGGAGGATTTGGTGATCAAAGTAGACACCGAATACCAAGAGAAGATGGAGGCGGTGATCCGGGAGATAGTTCCGGGGATGCCGGAAGGGAACGTGCGCCATGCCGCCGAGTGTATGTGTACGGACAGGATGGGGAGCATGATGGATATCGATATTTATATATTAAAGGAAGAGGATAGACCTTACGAATGCCATTATCTAAAGGATCTGCTGGAGGATAGGGTAGCTAGAATAGCCAAAATGCATGAGGATGAAAGTTATACATACAATATGGATGATAATTATTGGTGCGCCACATGTGGATCCCATTCTCATAAAAAGGATTCCAAGACAGGGTATTGTTGGTATTGCGATACAGTTAATTGGGTTAAAGAGGATGGGAAGGATGTTGGAATATAAAAACAAGCAATTATATAACAAGGAGGAATAAACATGGGAAGAGGTGTTAATACAGGCGCCTTGTCTCCGGTCGGAGGTATCGGGGAAATACGAATGCGAGCAAATCCGCGAAAAATAGTGGCGTACAAAGATTTCGCGAAACAGATGGTCATGGCGCAATACGAATGATAGAGGAGATTGGTGATTAAAACATTAAATAACATTAAACATGAAAAAGAGTAGAAGAATTGTAAAGAAAATGAGCAAGAAGAGCCTTATAAACAAGAAGGCTCTTCGGTATATTATCGCAAACAGTAATTTATGTAAACATGCGATAAGAGAATTGGAATTAGCCGGATATAGCAAAGAAGAGGACGGTCCTAACAAATGGATGCGCGAACAGGTAATAGAAGCTGTTGCGCTGTTCTCTTCTCATGGGAACAGCGGGTTCTCGGCACCATTTGAAATCAATCTCGTCAAGAAACTTTGCAGTTTTGATATAATCTCTCCTTTGAGATTTGATGATGGCGAATGGGAAAAAATAGGCTTAGACGGGAGTTGCCAGAATAAAAGAAAATCATCGATATTCAAAGAGCCGGACGGGAGTATCCATGATGTTGATGCATTTTCAAAAGTTCCTGTAAAAAAGTTTTTATTCGCCACTCGAACGTGGACGGAGAACATCCATAAGATAGGATGGATAGGATGGTTGTTTGAGACGGACGAAAACGGAATACTCACTGGAAGATGTTTTGGTAGATGTAATGTAAAAGACTATCAGAACGGATATATGCCAAAAGGCAAGAAAGAAATACCATGCAGGGAGATAGAGATATCGCCGGACAATTGGATTATGACAGTTGAATCAAACAATGAGGCTTTGATTGAATTGTCAAAGATTTATGATATAGTCTGGCGACAATGCCCTTGCTTGAAAGGCATAATGGATACCAACGTTACACCGGAACTTGAAAGATTGGCATGCGAACAAATGAAGGGATAAACAATGAATGACAAATTTGTAGACATGCCGAAATGCATGGTGGACAAATACGAAACCGCCGACTTTATTGCCAGCGACCCCGTCCAATTCCCAAGGCGGTATTCCGGGCGGGACGCGGAGGTCAGTGGGTTCATTGCTTCGTGGCTCTCGTTCGGGAATCGAAAGGTGATCATCGGGGCGGCGGAGATGAGGAAATGTCTTGATAAGATATTTGATTTGGCAATTGATGAAAGGCTTAAATAATTCAACACAAAATCATATAAGATGATAACTTCTATAAGGATAGACGACAACAAGAAGACTCCATTTAAATATATCCCAAAGATAAAAGCGTTCAAAAATGGCTCTGAGTTTATATTCAAGCCCGGCGTGAATGTGATTGTAGGCAAGAACGGGAGCGGGAAATCAACCCTCCTGAATATGATATCGAAGTACATGTTGTGCGAGAAAAAGATGTGTTCTGAATTACCGTCAGAAGCATTGTATTTCCCGGATATATTTGATGATGACAAGGTGCTTGACGGGATCAGTATTAAGTCGGATTATATCGGGAAGGTATTCCATCTCCTACAGCAAACTGAAATGAGAAAGGATGATATATTGGATAATATCAATAATTTAAGTTTGTATATGAATGGAGCATCTAGGTCCTCTGGGGAGAAGAATCTTCATGCCATGAACTCGCTTTTTGATTTTGTGTTTAACCAAGATGAGTATGCGTTTCCGATACAGAAGCTTATGGAATTTAAGAAAAAGTCAAATGAGTTCTGGGCAAACAGGATCGACAATCTTTTAAAATACTACAAAGACAATCATGTGGTATTAATGGAGAAGGATTTTGAGTATACAATCCTTATGGATGAGCCGGACAGGAATTTAGATATTGACAATATCATGGATCTGTACAAAGTATTGTCATTTCATAAACCGCAAACACAAATTATAGTCGTAATTCATAACCCGGCTTTGATTTACAAGTTGAGCAAGCTGGATTGCGTGAACTTTATTGAGATGACAAAAGGGTATTTGAAGAAAATTACTGGTTTTATGAATAAAAAATAAGAAAGGAGATGAGAGAAGAATTGAGAACAATAGGATCAAAAGGACGCCATGTGTTTACAGCAACCTTTGTTAGATTTGGATTTAGGAATGGATACATTGGACCTGTAAAAACGGTGCTTTTACAAGATGTGACACTTGATAGCAAAATAGTATCAGATCATTTGTGGTTCGATTTAACAAAAGGATTTAGTCGTGCTGATTTATCGCCAGGCGATGTGGTTGAGTTTTGCGCAAGGGTTAGTGCTTACGAGAAAGGATACAAGGGGCACAAGGATGATGTACTTAATAGACCGATAGAAAGAGACTATCGATTATCAAGACCGACAAAAATTAAAAAGATCGGGAAGAAATTAATATTAAAAGATGAGGGGAAATAATACATGATAATTATATGCCTAAAAAATTTATAATTTATTAAAATATAATGATATGAAAATTCAAGTAGAATTAAATTTGGAAGATGTGTTTGAGGAATCTCTGTACAACGAGACGACGTTGAAAGAGGAGTTTACCAGCTCGGTCAGGTTAGCTGTAGTACGTGAACTTAAAGAAAAGTTCAAGAATGAGTTGATGAGGGAAATATCCAATCCGATATCAGAGAAGCTTGAGGATATAGCGAGGGAATCAATGAGTGATCTGATCGAAAACGCTAGCGAGAAGAAATATAAATTCAGGATAGATTATATGGAAGAGGAACTGACAGTAGATGAGCTTATAAGAGGTAGGATCAAGAAGGTCGTAGACAACAACATTGAGACGATGATAAGCTCAAGAGCAAAATCTTTTGTCGATGAGTTAAGGAAGAGATATGATATGACGTTCGCTACCTTTATCGTGGATAATATGAGGAAGCAAAATATGTTGAAGGATGAGAAGATAGCTGAACTGTTAAAAGATAATCCAGATGAGAGGTAGGGAGGATGCCAAAGGAAGGCGGCGATCGGTGCTCATGACGCCGGCTGTTCCCGAAAGGATAAGGGTGTTGTCTCCGTCATGGTACAGGGCGGCGGTGGAATTTCAAGGAAAGCCTGAGTCGGAACAACGGGATTTTTGTTCGTGGTGCTGTTGTACTGGGGGATGTAATTTATGCGCTGATATAAGCAAATATAACACAAAAGGGCTTAAAATATATGGAGGATAATAGCATTGAGAAAGATAATAGGAGTGAAAGTAAAAACCCTTTGCCCTTTAAAAAGCAAGGGTGGTACGGTTATAGAAAAAGGAGAAATATGTACTATAGTCAAAAGCTATAAAGGATATAGTATCCGTACCGATGACTATCGAACAATAACCAGAGTGGATAAATGTTATGTTGAGCTTATGAAGGAATAAACATGAATGATAGGAGAAAGGATAGTATTAACTATTAATAATGTTTATTTAATTTAATTCAAAAACAAAATGTCTACTTTTGTAGACACATAAAAATTGCATATATGAAAAAGAGTGAGTTTGTAAAGAAATTGGAGAAGATCATCGATATGGTTAAGACCGAAGATGATGGTTTCGAGTATGGTGGCAAAGTCATTTTCTATAAAGAAGATGATAGTAACTATGAAGTCTCGGTAATGAACATTGAGATGAATTTGGAAGTAGAAGCCAATGTTATGGCTGGTATGGATGATATGGATTTTACCTGCCTTATGAGTGAGGTTTATAAACAAAAGGCGGTAAAGGCTATAATGATGGAGAAGGATGACGATGAAGACAATTAATGAGATGACCGATCAGGAGATATATGATCTTACTGACGAGCAGATAGATAGATTGATCATAACAAGATGCGCTAAGGAGGGTGTTAGGTTTGTGGACGAACCTCCAGTTATGAAGACATACGACTATAAACCTATTTCTCCATCTAATTTCTTCTACCTTTTAGAAGGATTGAGCATAGCTGTTTTTAATCAGGATGATGCTATTAAAATAGCTAAGTTCTTAAGTAAGTTTGATTTATACAAGACTACATACGATTTCACTATATCCAATGAGAAGATATATAATAAGTTGGATATAATCAATATCAAACATATTCCAATGTTTGATACGAAAGATGAGGAGTCCTACAAATCTATAAAGGACAAGAATAATAAGATTGAGGAGGAGTATAAAGATCAGGTAGATAAATACAAGAAGGATATAAAAAGAATGAGTGAAATCCATGCCGAGATCTGGTCGAAGGTAATCGATGTAAGAAATAAGATTGATCATATGAATCATCTTAGATTCCTTTTTGTAAAGGAATATCTTCCGTTGGTGGATCATGATACGAATACGGCTATGACGTTTTTTAAGAAAGCTTATGACGTGGATGATGATACGGAAAGATATATTCGTGAAGGGATAAAGGATTACCCATTGTTTAACAACAACATAGATTAATAAGATGCACAATTGGTTTAAATGTACGGTTTCTTATGAGACCGATGCCGAGAATGGCATGAAGAAGAAGGTTAAGGAAGAATATTTAGTAGATGCTCTTTCTTATACCGAGTGTGAAGCTAGAATCATAGAGGAGATGAAACCGTTTATCTCCGGTGAGTTTAGTGTTGATATCAAACGATTCCGGATAGCGGAATTATTCGCCATGGATGGAGACCGGTTCTATAAGGTCACGGCTGATTATATTACGATAGACGAGAAATCGGGCAATGAGAAACGCAAGGCGTTTAACTACATCGTTCGGGCCAATGACCTTGATCATGCCAAAAAGAATTTCGAGGAAGGCATGAAAGGAACCATATCAGACTTCGTTGTCACTTGTATCAAGGAAGAGAAGAAACTGATGGACTTCTATGAGTTTGATGGTAAGATCAGGAATCCGGAGAAACATGAGAATAGTAAGCAATAAAGCTAGCTATGAGACCACATCATCCGTCGCCGAGAAGTTGATGGAGATAAGCAAGATGGAGGGTACGATTTATCGTATCCTCACATTGTCTAACAAAACTTATCTAGCTTCTAAATTAGGATATAGCAGATCGGGGTTCTATAAAAAAATACAGAACAGGAATTTTAATATCCGGGAGCTGGCTCAGATATTCGATACGATCATCAACTTCAAGGATCAAGATTGGACTGAGGGTAAGATTAATAGGCTTAAGAGGTATAGGGCTATGAGCCTTATGGAGTTCAATAAAAGTTATAAAAAGAAAAAGGCATGAGAGGTAGGATGTTACCGTGTGAGAGATGCGGAAGGATGGTAACCATAAGGAGTAAGGGGTTGTGTCCCGCATGCAGAGCAAAGGAGCTACCGCCAAAGGAAAGGGCGGCGATACGGGTGAAGGCCAAGCCAAAGGGGAAGAGCCTAGCCGTTTTCTTTGGCGCCCATGTGGCTAGATTGAGTATGACAAGGAGATCTGCTACCGGCGCATACATACCATGTCCGGGGGTAAGCAACATATGCCACTTATACCCTAAACGGAAATATAAATCAGTTGCTGAGGATAATGATAACATTATCTACTTGACGGCTGATGAGCATACAAGATTCGATTATCTATTAGATACGATGGATTTCAGCCGGCTCTTGGACGAGTTTGGCAACGTATGGCTGTTGGCAGCCAGAAGGATGAGGGATCTCGCACCTAGAGTCGAGGAGGATGGTAAATTAAAAACCAGATTATTATCATGGATAGAAGAAAACAAAAATTACTTTTAGCTCTTGGATACGAGGCTATAAGTGATACGATATATAAGAAAGGAATGGATATGGAAGTCATAAGCGATCAAGAATCGTTTGATGATATGAGAGTTCGTTTATCCAAAAAACATCATGTGGTTATCACGGATGATGGTGTTGTAATAGAGTTTGTTCATAATAAGCCAATGGACGAGAATGCGCCATCATATTATTGGCGATCATCATTACCAATATTAAGATCATATCATACAGATCCTAAATTTACCGCTTTCTTTGGCATATTAGACGTTTTATCAACGGTTCCGAAGGAAGATATCTATGAGGAAGAAAAGCCTGTTGACGAGCCTAAAAAAGAGCCTGATGAGGAGATAGAAATTGAGTATGATCTGGAGACTGAGCAACAGTATTATGCCGCTGAATGGATCAAGGATATCCCGACACCAGTCTTATACAGAATGACCGTGGCTGGCAAGCGTGTTTATTATGAAATGGGAGCTGATGGATACCCTATCATATATGATGGGGCTACCAATAATATTGCGAATGGGTATTGTGATACTTCCGGGGCATTAGAAAAATGGAAAAATGAGATGAGACTCAAGGGTAAGGACCCAGACGAGTACGCTAACTACCGGGCTGACTTGGGTACGATCATGCATTACTTATTTGGATTGTATCTGACGGGAGTTAAGATAAAACTGATTCCAACATGGATAAGAAAAGCTGTCAAGGAAGCTAAGTTGAGAATAGACAAGTATAGGATGGAGCGGATATTAGTGGATAATATGGATGAGTTGATAGAAGACCTAATATCATTCGCTATATTCTGTAAAGAAAGACATGTAAAACCTGTGTTGATTGAGAAGATGTTGAGGTCAAGGAGATTGAAGGTAGCTTCCTCTGTGGATGCCGTGGTGGAGATGGATAGCGAGCCGGAGATGGTGGAGATAGAGGTCGAGACAGGAGAGTTCTATAAGACGGGAGCCAAGAAAGGTCAACCTAAGACAGAGAAAAAGAAGATAAAGAGATGCAGGAGGATATTCGCTATATTAGACTTCAAATCAAACAGGAAAGGCAATTTCTATGACGAGTACGCTTTCCAGCTTGAGCTATATAGAAGAATGATACTGGAGAACTACGGAAAGATATTGGAGATAGAGGAGATATATAACTTCGCTCCGGGTGATCCTACCGCCAAGACAAGCCAATATAAACTGAAGAGACAAACTGATAATCCTATACTTAACATGGCTACAGTCGTATATCTCCAAGGTAAGTATAAGTTCGAGAAAACCAATTATACGGTTACATCAAGAATAGGTTCTTTGGATATAGAAAGCGATTTTGAATTGAATGGCTTGATAAGAAAAGAGTCATTGAGGGATTATATATATAGGGTGATGAGTGAGAGGAAAGCGTGATGGAGTTCAGGGAGTTTAATAAGAGCGTTCATAGGTATGAATTGGATCATAGTAAGCCAAGAAAGAAGCTGACGTGCCCGCAATGCGGCAGGGATAGATGCTTTACGCCGTACGTAGATGTAACCACCGGACAGATAGTAGGGGAGCAGTTTGGGGTATGTGATCATAAAAATAAATGTGGTTATTTTAAATACCCAACAGGCAATGAGCTTGGGAGCAATGATCTTTTTACCGATTCAAACAAAGTATTAAGGAGGTATAGGCCTCCCGTGGATCCGGATATAGCCAACTGTATCCCAATAAACAAGATGTTTGAGACGCTTAATCCTTTCGAGACATCTGATCTTCAGGATTATCTATCCAATATATTCGGATCGTATCATACCAATAGGGCATTTAGCTTGTATAAGGTGGGGATGATGAGATTCGGGGACTGGGGTAAGTGCTGTGTGTTCTGGCAACTGGATAAGAATTGGGTGGTGCGGACCGGGAAGATAATGGACTACGGGCCTGACGGGAAGAGGGTAAAGGTTCCCATGGATCACGTATGTTGGGTGCATATACTGGACGGTCAGGATTACCTGCTTAGGCAATGCCTGTTCGGGGAGTTCCTTATCAACTTCTATCCCAATGACGCTCCGGTGTATATAGTAGAGTCAGAGAAGACGGCTGTTATCTGCAACATCGTGTACCCTAGTAGGTTGTTCATGGCATGTGGCGGCATCCATATGTTGAAGAGGGAGATGGTAGAGACATTGGGTAGGAGGCGGATAGTCCTGTACCCGGATAAGGGCGACGCTTTCAACGAATGGAGAAAGAAGGTAGACAAGGATATGAGGGGGATGAATATAGAGATAAGTGATTTTCTAGAATCAAAACCCAATATAGATGAGGGGATGGATATAGCGGATTATTTTATAATTAAACAAATTTATAATAATGGCAAAGGTAGTTGATAATTACAAGGGATTCAAGGTGCTTGAAATAACAAGACAGGAGATGATGGATAAGCTTACCAGATACGGGTGCTTAGGCATTTGTGATATGTGTAACAGACCTACATCCGTAGGTTATTACGTGGCGGTGATCAATCAATGGATGTGCAAGGACTGTTACAATGATTTCATCAAGTCAATTGACAGGTATGAGGAGGATATGAAAATAGAAAACAGGAATTTTAATAGATTCTGCAATCTATTTAATGTTAAGATAGAAGAAACGGTATGAGAGAGTTGTCTTTAGCCCAGAAAGCTATGTTAAACGGATCCGTATGCCCGTATTGCAAGGTTCCATCCACTATGATAAATACGGTGGAGGGGAAGCAAGTTGGGTGCGAGAAGTGTGGGGCTTGGATGAGACCCGATCCTTTTGGGAAGCCTATGGGGAGGCTGGCTAGGCCGGATCTTCTTAGGAGTATGGATATGGTAATGACTGAGATTAATATATTTACGTATAGAACAAAACGGGATGTACAGGATATTTACAAAAGCCTATCTGGTGAATTGGATATACCAATAGAACATATATCTCCATATAAGATGTCTTTGCCATCACTACTTAATACCATGAGATATATTGAAAAGTATAGCGATAATCATATACGGATATATGATAGAACCATGGTAAAGAAGGCTTGCCCTAGGCACGGAGCGGTGGTGATCGGGAGCAACGCCTGCCACGGGTGTCCAGAGTTCCTGTTCCATGTGACAAACAACACGACCGATACGGTGGTGTGTGATATGGATATGAGCTATGGCGACTGTATAAAAAAGAGAAATAAATAAATTTGATAGACAATATTAATTATATAAAAGATGAAAGTAATTTTTATTCATAAGCCAACAGGATTTTATGTAGGAGGATCAGTGTTTAACAAGACATGTGGTTTTTACAAATGCAGAGATAAGATGATAGAAAAAGGCATAAGCGAGGACAAGGCTAATATGCTGATTGATATAATAGGTCCATACGTATGTGTGTGGGAGATAAAGGACGGAGATGATCCTTACGAGAGCATGAGAAGCAGACTCGGAGATAAAGCCTCATATTTAGATGGAGAGGATATTATCGTAGAGGATTATGATTATGACGAGGAGGACGAGGATGGGGAGATCGACTGAATACTATAGGACACATCCGGAGGCCAGAAAGAAGAAGGCTGAGACGGACAAGAAGATCAACGCCAGACCTGAGCAAAAAGCCAAGAGACGGGAGTTGGGTCGTAAGAATTACAAGACCGATAAGCTGAAGGGTAAGGCTTATCGGAAAGGGAAGGACCTATGCCATACGGCTAAGGGGTTAAGATATAAATCAAGATCAGCTAACAGAGGATCTAAATCCGATACGGCTGGCGATAGAAACGCGCGAGGATGAACGATAATAGGATATGGAAGACGTCCAAGGAAATTATCATGGATGCCTATGAGAGGATAATGAAATACCAGTCGGGAGAACTTCTCCCGGCTCGTACTGGATATCCTTATCTAGATAAAGCTTTGCTGGGTGGATTTTACCCTCAACATGCGATAGCCATAGGAGCTAGACCAGGGGTTGGCAAATCCTATTTGGCACAGAAAATCATGAACAATGTGATGAATGTTAATATCAACCCACAAGCGGATGATTATGTATGGTTAAGATGTGAGTTCGAGATGAATCCGGAAGACTTGGTATTACGTTCACTATCAAAAAAAATGAACAAAGACATAGAAGATATCCTCCTTCGTAAAATGGATGAAGAAGAGATGCTGGAAATGCAAAAATGTCTTAAACAAGAAAATTCAAACAGAATAACGTATATACCCATACCTACAACAGTTGATGAGCTTAAAGATTTTCTATGGAATGTATATATGCCGGCGAACAAGGATAAGAAAATTGTATTTGTATCCATAGACCATACAGCTCTTATACAAGGTTCGGGTGATGCCAAGAGGAATATAGATAGTTTGATGAATATGTGCAATATAGCCAAAAGAACGTTCCCAAACATCTTCTTCCTTATCGTATCGCAACTCAATCGAGAAATAGAGGGCAGACGTGATCCGAAGGATCATATGCCAAGGCAGTCTGATTTCTATCAGTCTGACTCATTGGGGCAGTTATGTACGGCCATGGTAGTGTTGAATATCCCAAGGAGATATGGATACTCCTCATACATGCAATTTCCGCAAGGATGGTATCCTAATCTGGAACGTTTCAAGAGCGAGTCAAGACGATCCTTCCGTGTGGATGGATTATTATTCCATCATATCGTAAAGGTCCGTCAACGGTCATTAGAGGAGATTGATGCGATACATGTAGATATCATGAAAGGATATGAGCGATATTATCCTGATGGAGGGGTGGTGCGCCAAGAAAGACCGGGAGGCTCGGATGCCCCCGTGGGTAGCGGCAAGCCGGACACGACCGTGGTGACGCTGCCGCCCCCGCCTCCCAGTATCCCGTTGGAGCAACAATATATACCGCCTAGTGATGATTTCAATATAGTACATGACGAAACACCTTATTGACATGAGATTGAGACATAATTACTTGCTTGTAGTGATAAAGGTGCTGGAAATGTTCTTGAAGACCGTATTGTCGGTTGAGGATAAGATGGGGATAAAGGAAATTATATCCTCGTTAAAGGAAATGGCTAAATACAGCATCAGATATATCATAAACCGGGAACGGGAAAAGGAGATCATGAGTATCTGTGATGAGGTATCCAATAAAGTACAGGAGTATAAAAGGATAAATGACAACTCAATGATATTGGAATTGGAGAACCTAAAAAGGGAAGTTGTGGCGGTGGAGGATCTTCTTAGCTCATACAAGGGGGTTCTTGACGCCGAACTGGTGATAGCCGAGGATGATATCAGAATCATACGGGACAAGATCGCTATAAGCCTTAGAGAGGACGGGACATGTAAGAGCATGACTGACGCCGATAAAAGGGCTAGGGTGGATGTAAGATACGAGAGGGCGTTAGAGGATTATCGGATCCTTCTAAGATGCGCTAATACGGTTAGGGCTAAGATGTCAGTTTTAGGACATCTTAACCAATCTATAAATCAATCTATATCAGTTGGTAGGGTTGGTATGGCTAATGAATCTTATACAGTTAAACAGTATGAAAAAGGAAAAGAGATTATCGAGAGCAGACGGCCTTAACGTGTTGAGGGACGCATATGATCTCATAAGAGATGAGAAGGAGGATTTCATGTGCTTGGCCATAAAATCGGCCGGGATAATGCACGGGGTTGAATGCCGGGTATCGGCGATAGAGATGATACCGGAGCTTGACCTTTTCAGGCCATGCGGGAAAAGTCCGGGAGACGCATGGTTCCCGTCGGAAATGAGGGACAAGAGGTTACGTATATTGAAAAGATTGATAATGTTTTATGAGAAGAATCGTCATGATGGCATTGCCGATAGGATGATATGGAGAATAAGATTATTTTTTAACATTTAAAAAAAAGTCATGTATATCAATTTTGAACAAATGATGACATCCGGGTTGACAATATCCGATATTGGGTATCTCTTGATGATCCGGCAAAAAGAGGAGATGGCTGATGTCATTCCAAAAGAGAAAATAGACAGCTATAAGGCGTCTGGTTATATCGAGCCTCAAAAGAACGGAAAGTGGAAGATAACACCAAGGGGAGGGTCGTTGCTGATGCTGATAGAGACGCCAGGCCTGACCCCGGAGGTTGAGGGGATCCGGGATCGTATCGTTGGGGTATATAACGATATGGGGAAGGATACAGGAGCTATCAAGGAGGTGGAAAAAAGGCTTATCTGGTTTGTGGCTAACACCAACTTCAAGGAAGAACCTATAGTAAGGGCCGTAATATCTCACATAGATCTTAAACGTGAATATACGATGAGATTGGATAACTTGATCTGGAAACCATCAAATGTGTATAGCGTGCATATGAGTTTATCGGAATCAACGTTATTCGATACGATCATAAAAATGTATGGCATGACGTCTGACTTGTATCTTAGGGAGAACAAGAACAAGGAGCTGGCATGGTTGTTCGCCATAAGCCGGCTTCCGGATCCCCCAAAGAGAATGGATAAGGAATACGCTATCACAGGCGATGTTAAGATGGATATCGAAAGGATATCGGATATAAAAAAAGAATTAGGTAGAAGATTGAAAATGTCGATTTAGATTATGGAAAAGGATAAATTATTGAGAATGATAAAAGAGGTGATATTCGAAAAGGTAGGTGAATTTAATGGGCTTAATCATCCTGAATCGATAACCAATAATGATGAGCTGGGCGCGGATATGGCCTTGGATTCCCTTGATTTCGTGGAAGTCGTAATGGAAATGGAGAAGAGAACTGGTAGATGTATACCTGATGAAGTGCTTGATGTCAAGCCTTATTACGAATTGACGGTAGGAGAGCTTACAAATATGTTGTACAATTATTTAAAGGATTATGAAAAGAGATGAGTTATTGGAGATAGTGAGGGAAGAGATATTCGAGAAAATGCATGAGTTCAATTACATTAATAATATAGAGGTAATTGACGATGTAAGAGAAGACAGTAATTTGTCATCCGATCTAGCTATGGATCCATTTGATTTATTAGAGGTATTGATAGGGATTGAAGAAAAGATGGATATAAGGATACCGGATGATGTCTTTGGCGATAAATCTGTCGATGAACTAACTGTAGGGATTTTTGTGGATATGTTGTACGATTGGCTTGAGAGTAAGTAATGGACTTCGGATATGATGATTGGGAAGAGGGGCTAGAGACCCCTCTTGTCGATGATTGCGATGACGATTACAACGAGGAGGACGAGTATGATTTCGGCTAAAGAACTAAGGATAGGGGATCTTGTAAAAGACAAGGCTGGCAATATATGGAGAGTAGGGTGCGTTACTGGTATGCGTAATGAAAGTAAGTCATTGATCCTTGAATGTGAGGTTGATGATGGGATAATGAAATGGTATTCCGGGGAAGATGATGTCATACCTATTGAGATAGATGATAATATACTTGATACTATCTATTTCAAGCGTGATAAGGGGCGGGATGTATATCGAGGCTATGGAATATCTATAGAGATTTTTGATGATGGGTATTATCTTGGGCTTAGGGATCTGGAAGACGATCTAAGCGATCCTATTCAGATTAAGAATCTTCACCATCTACAAAACCTGTTAATGGACTTATACGGACATGACATAAAAATAGATAAGCTTTATGGTAATACCGGAGAATAACTTATTATGTAAGGTTATAAACGGAGAGAAGGTTCTCGCCGCCTCTTACTCGCAGATAGACACGTTCATCCAGTGCCCATATAAATGGTATAAGACTTACGTGGAGGGTCACAGATCCACGGAAAAGCACGAAGCTACGTCATATGGTACGGTTATCCACCAGACAATGGAGTATTTCTTCAAGAACGGATGCAGACCTTCTTATGAGGATATGAGTAAGGCTTTCAATTACTATGCGGATATAGAGAAGATTCCTTTTGATAGCGTAAAATCCCAGATCGAGTCTATGCAACATGCGGCTAGGTTAATAAGATGGATTGTGGGGTTGTTTGAGAAGGATGCCGCTGGCAATTATAAGAAGACGTGGTCCGATCTTACGCCAATGGAGAAGGTGATCCGGGGGTCGAGACCGGCCGGCGTGGAGGAGGACTTCGTCCTGCCTTATAAGCTACCCAAGCCCCTTACATTGGATGGCGTGACATACGATAAGGTACATATCATAGGATCAGTAGACTGGAGAGGTGAGTATAAGACAAAAGACAGAACAGCTATGTATACGATAGACTGGAAGTCTGGGAGAAAATTATTCGATAAGGATAAATTGCTTCACAATCTCCAGCACCCGATATACGCCTTTTACATACTAAGGAAATACAAGGTACTTCCGGATATGTGTAGCTATTTCTTTACCCGTATGCTGGACAATCAAAACGTGAAGGTAGATAAGGAGAAAGTGGAGAGATCGGTCAAGGAACTTAACGATATTCTCCTTGATATGTATGATTTCGAGACAAATAAAGTAGATAGCTATCAAGCTCACGTTTGGGACGACGCCAAACAAGGGTATAAGTATGAGACACGCTACCTCATGGGACGCCAGCCGGCCTGCCTTGAACCCCGCCCCAAGCCCTTGTGTTTTTGGTGCGATTTCTCAATCCATAAACAAGGGACATGCAGGTACTCATCGGATTGGGATGATTCAAAAAGAAAGAATAAAAAAGAATAACTTTATTAAAAAGCCTAGGTAAACATCTAGGCTTTAATTATATTTGTGTCAATAAATAATTGGTTATGGATAGAAACGAAAGAGAAAAACAGGTATTGGATCTTCTGATGTCTAGAAAGGATATCAGGAAATTGGTAGAGAAATCAAATGAATGTTATTCTAAGATGGATTTCGTTGGCGCCATGAAATACCGGCAGGAGATAAAGGATATCGTAGACCGGGAATCGAAGATCATGTTGACAAAAAGCGAGTCTTTGGTGAGTTTGATGAATAACGCTGATAATGAATATAAATTCAATATGCTGGTATGGCTACATTCCATGATGTGTATGGCGGATGTATTTAACGGGATATTGGAGGATTTCAAGGATGGGGTAAGGAAAGCCAACGGCAACTCCAAGTTCGTTAAGTTCGATAATCTGGATCGGTTAATGACAGAATGTAAAAAGGAGATTGATTACCTGATGAAAGGCACAAGTAAATCGTTCCAAATATCTTTCGCCGTAAGAAGCGATGAGCTAAGGGAGATGATAGAGAATATGGTTGGAGACAATATCCGGGAAGGGTATGACATATTCAAGGAAGAGGCTGAGATGGTGAATGAGACAGATAGGAGCAAGATAGAGGAATTTAATAAGAAACTAGATCATGATTAAATGCGATATAAAGGTAGGTGATATAGTCCATACCCAGGTGGGCACGGGAGAGGTGATAGCTATAAGTAAGACGATGGATACATTGATGGTAAAAATGTTTGACGATCGTGAATGCCCAGTGAAATTAAAATACGTAAAGGCTGTTTTTGATAACTATAAATCCAAATGATATATAAACTAAGACCATATCAAGAGGATTGCGTTAAAAGCATCTCTGATTACATAAACTCTGATAGACATGATCCGGTATTGATCGTAGGGCCTGTAGGTTGCGGTAAATCGATCCTCATAGCAGAAGCGGCTAGATTGATGGGAGACAAGACAATAATATTACAACCATCAAAAGAATTGCTACAGCAGAATTATGATAAGCTTACATCATATGGCATACCGGCTACCATCTATTCCGCCTCCTGTGGCAAGAAAGAGCTGTCTAACATGATATACGCCACGTTAGGGTCTATCAAGAAGGTTGTTGGGCAGCTTAAGGAGATGGGAATCAGAAATGTATTGATAGATGAGGCTCATGCCGGATACAGTCCTGAGGACGGCAGTGAGTTCATGACATTCATGAATGAGCTGAAGCCGAGAAAGGTGATAGGGTTTACAGCCACGCCATGTAGACTTAAAAACATGTCGATAGGACAGATATCATATTCCCAACTTAATTTCATCACTCGTATGAGACCGGTATATTTCAAGAACCTGATTCACGTGATACAGGTAGAGGAGATGATAAGGCAAGGATTTTGGACACCTCTTAAATATGAGACATGGGATTTCAATGGAGATGCCCTTAAGCTTAATTCTAACGGCTCCGAATATACGGCTGAGTCTATTAGTGAGGCGGTGAGAAAAAATGGCTTAAACAACCTTATTTTACGCCGATTGATGATATTAAAGAATAGCTGTAAGTCTATATTGGTATTTATGGATTCTGTTGAGAGCTGTAATACGGCCGCCGAATGGATAAACGCCAAGATATGCGCTGGCATGGCGGAGGTAGTTCACGGAGGCACGCCAAAGAAACAACGGGAGGCTATAGTCGAGAGGTTCAAGTCAGGTGGGACGCAGGTGGTGTTCAACTATTCCGCCCTCGGAACCGGATTCGATCATCCCGGACTGGACTGCGTGGTATTCGGTAGACCTACGTTCTCGTTCTCTACATGGTACCAAGCCATTGGTAGAGCCGTGAGAATCAAGGATGGAAAGGATAGTGCGATGGTGGTTGACTGCTGCGATAACTCTTCGAGATTCGGCGATATACGGGGTCTTAGCATAGAGAACTACAAGGGATATGGATGGGGGATGTTTATCGGCGATAAACTAATCACTAATATCCCGATGGGGGATAAGGTAACGAAAACGGATATGGATATCAAGGCCGCCAAGAAAGACCGAAGGAGGGGGCTGGCGCAGGGCATTACCGCCTCCCCTGTACCCGGGAGGCCGGATCATCCCCTTGGCTCTACGGTAATGACATTTGGAAAGTATAGTGGGTGGATGTTACATTCGATCCCAGTATCGTACTTCAAATTCATAAACGAGACATTTGACTGGGATAATGATAGAAATAAGGAGATAAAAGAATACATAGATTTTTTAATTAAAAACAATAGATTATGACAGGATGTATATATCATGAGGCTGATCTTGACGGAGTAATGTCAGCGGCTATAGTAAAAAGTATTTCAAAGGTAACATTGATCTTCTTCCTTACAATTATGGCAAGGAAATACCTGACGTGAATAAATATGATAAGGTATTTGTAGTTGACGTGTCATTTGGAAACAGAACAAGATTCCTTTTCGATGAGTGGAAGGATAAAGGTACAGATGTCATATGGATAGACCATCATAAGACAGCCATAGACGATATGAGGGATTACGAGGTAAAGGGCAAGAGACGTATCGGAACGGCGGCTTGCGAACTTACATGGGAATATCTTTTTGATGATATCGAAACCCCCGATGTGGTAAAATTATTGAGCGCTTATGATGTATGGGATCATGATCGCTTCGAATGGAGTGACGTGCTCTCATTCCAATATGGGATGAGAGGGTATTGCGGGCTTGACGTTGACATGGTCAGGGAGGTGCTAAACAAGGCAAATGGTGAGTTTGTTTCCGATATGATAAGAAATGGCGAGGCCATAATAGAGTATATCATCGAGAAAAACAGAGGAGAAATGAAGATGTTCTCATTCGAGGCAGATATATTTGGGTACAAGGCTATATGTATGAATACCACGGAGTTTAACTCCACCACATTCGAGTCTATGTACGATCCTAGAAAACATGATTTGATGATGCCATTTTGCTGGAACGGAAGATTCTTTAGATGTTCATTCTATACCACCAAAGAGGAGGTGGATGTCTCGGCGCTGGCACATAAAGCCTATCCCGGGGGAGGAGGTCATAAGGCGGCGGCAGGCTTCCAGCTTAGCGCAGAGGATATGATGGAGTTTTTGAAAACAAAGAAAATGTTATGATTGGACTAGGATCTACCTTTATAATAATGGCGTGTTCTATCTATTTGATAGTAGAAGGAAATGAAAAGAATGATTCGACTAAATTTTATGGAGGGATAATAGCAGCGATCTTATCTATCTTTTTGATGTGTTTAGTAATACAAAATATAAAAAATACAGAAAATATGGGGAAAATATACAAATTCAAGAGACTTAACGAAATGAAGCTAGACGATTATGGCTTCGGTTTGTTCGAGTACAATGGCGCTCTTTATTTCAAGGAGGCAGATGAGGGGAAATGCTTTGATGTAAGGAGCGGGAATGAGGTTATTATCGGGAAAGATAAGATTATAATGACCTTGGAGGATTGATTATGAGAAAGCTTGACGACACCAACAGGACAAGGAAGAGGAGCGTACGGCACTCGTGGGTAAAGGCAGGCCCGGGGATCCAACGCTGCGCTATTTGCGGGATTACGAAGCAAAGCGAGTGGAGGGACGGGAAGACCTCGCATTGCGTATATCTATCATCTGGTGAGCTTTATTCTATGACAGGAGAGACACCGGAATGCAGGGATCTTAGTGAATTTTATTAATAAAACAAAAAGGAGTTTGAAATGAAAGAGGAATTTAGCAAATACGACAAGGTTGTTTATGATGGTGAGGTATTTGAGGTACTTGAAACCGCCGACAATACGGGGATAATGAAAATAGAACCGTTATTTGATGAGACATATAAATTTATTTGGGTTGATGAGGAGATGGTTGTCTCGTTAAGCAGGGCTATCAAGTTAAGGCTTATTGATGATGAGACGGCAGATGAGGCGATGAATTTCGGGAAGCCAAAAATAGGAGACGCAGTGGTGGAAAGCGGACCGCTTGTAGGGAAAGACGGCAGCGGCAAGGACGACCGGGCCGACGGCAAGCTTCGGTGGGATCTCCTTCCTTTGGCTGAGATAGAGGATATCGTGAGGGTATATACGGAGGGGGCTAAGAAATACGCCGACAATTCATGGCAGAATATACCTGATGGATTTGAGAGATATAGAGCGGCTTTACTTCGCCATATGACGGCGTACATGAAAGGCGAGAGATATGATAAGGAGACAGGGCTGATGCATTTGGCACAAATTTGTTGGAACGCCATAGCGTTATTATATTACGATAAACATAACAAAGGGTTAATAGAATGGAAGGATCAGGAGAAATAATAGTAGACGAGAAATTAAAAGCTATTGACAAAAGGACTGGTAGGTACATTAATGTGATCGCACGTACTATTGACAATGGTACTTCATTCCCGATAGTTAAGTACCTTGATAAGAATCGTAAGGAGCTGAATTATGATTGTGTAAGGCATCTTAATTTTGATATAGACATAGATTGGGAGTTGAGAAGATATCAGATCGTAAAAGATTTATTGTCCAACGATTTTGATGGGAGGAGGTTGAGTGTAGATGAGGTAGATAACGCTATATTTACAGCGGATTTAATTATTAACAAATTAAAAACTATTTAAAAATGGTAAGAATTGATTTTTTCACGAAGAAAGACGCTGAGTACAGCGATTACATGCGATATATTATCGCCAACACGTTACAGGAGTATGAGGGTGAGGTCACGTTAAACCAGATCCCGGAGAACAAAACCACGGATGAGGAGATATCCAAGTACGGTATAGAGGTATATCCTACTATTATCGTCAGTGGAGATAATATGGATGGCTTTAATAAACTTGAGGGGATGTGCAGAAAGGCTGATCTTATTAACGTCATGTCATTATACGACAAGAAATAGGCTTATGACGATAAGGGATAAATATTTTGGCTGGAAGAATATATTCTTTGATAGGTTCGTGCATTGCTGTAATGAAGAAAGCGACCAACCACAAGGGAGCAATATACCTCTAGCCAAAATAAATTTCGATAACAAGACAGGATACGTGGAGGACGGGACTATTAACATAGCCGAGCTTCTTCAATATCTTTGGATAAATAATAAGGTCTATGGGTGTGAATATGCGCCCATAGATATATCTTCTGCCTTGCAAACATTGATCAGATTGACCGAGAACGCTAAACATATGTTTGAGGATCAACCGGGTATATATGACATGATCCCATATAGAGGTTTTTTTCTTAGAGATGATTTTTCATCCGGGAAAGATTATTCACTTGATTTGGATAAAATAGTGAGCGGGATGGGAGGATGGTATGGGGAGGATGAGGATCCTTGTTATTCGATGTTCGTCAGCCAAGACCAGATATGGAACTTGAACCCGATATTGAAGGTGTTAGCTGATGAAGGGTCTATTCTAGCCAAAGAACTTGGATATGATATAAACTCATATGTCAGCGATAATGGATACACGATATACAACCCATACCTTTCATGGATCAATCATTACTATCATTATTGCCCGACATTTAACGAGGATAAATTAAAGCCTTGGGATAGGGTAGAGGATAGGAAAAATAAGTTCAAGATGACGGATAAGGTTAAGAGAGGCGCCAATAACTGGTACTATTCAGGCGGAACTATATCTTGTGTGGATAACTTCATGGGGAAAAGATACAGAAAGAACCTGCGAACCTTTATCTATCGTGGAATAGTATTCTTCCTTGACCGGATATGGCATACGCCTTTATTTGAGAAGATGGGTGTGAAAATGAAATACAACGCTTATTACTGTTATGCCGCTACCTCCGGTATTTGGTACAATAAAGGATTCAAGAAAAGGCTAGCCAAGAGATTTAACGAGTCTTTACGTGGCGGAGGGGATCTGTTCGGGGCTAACCTAGCCTGCATGGTCTGTGACCGGCGGGATATCGATTGGGAAGCGCTTCGTCTTTGGCTTGACAAGTATGACGAGCCTACTGATAAGGGTATGGTGAATAGCCCTATCCAATTTATGTATTTATATTTATATTACACTTTTAACAAATAATTTGAAATGAAGAAGATAAATAACTGGGTTATAAGAACATTTGGGTTGAGAGGCTCATGGAGCTGGGCTAAGAAACAGATGTTAAATGGAGCGATCATTAAACGTAAGTCTACTACAGGGACATACAAAATAGCTATTGATGATGACAAGAATAGGTTACTTGTAGCTACATGGGATCATCTAGATCAAAGTCCTGTATGGGAAAGGTGTCCGCATAGTTTATTAGATGAAGATGCGGTTGATTATTTTGTCACAGCTCATAAGGAATTATCATATGGGGGCATAAAGATCAGGATGAAAGATGAATTTAAGGATTAAGCGTGAATTTCCCTGACTTTAGGCGTGAGTAGTTCACTTGTAACGATAAAATATTAAAAGCATGAAAAAGATTACCGATAAAGACGTAGAGGCTCTTAAAGCCGGGAAGAAGGTGACAAAAGGCTTTATCCATATGCAGTTGGATGATAAGGGGAGATTGAACATGTGGGCTGATATCAATATAACTGACAAATATAGGGACTTTGAAATAGACGCTAGCAAATTGTTTGATCATGGGATTCTTACTGAAGAATATGATAAACTTAGAATTATAAACATACATTAGCAAGGTAGAAGAATATGAGAAGAAGGATGATAGGCGGTCAAACCGTTTCAAACGGTATATATATCTTACACACCAATGGCAAGTTATATACTAGTGATAAATGGAATTATTCGTGGAGAAACGACGCCGTAGGAGTGGCGTTGATAAGCGACAACAGCAGCTTCGTTATTTCAGGTATTGAGCTTAAGAATCGAAGCTGGTCTAATACGACTGGATTGATCCAAGGAGTAACTACAATAACATCAAGTAATGAAGCAAAAAAAGATTTTAATGGATTTCAAAACACACAAAGTATCGCGGAATATACGCATGCTAGTGCCGCTTATGAATGTACTGTTACTCAATTCAAGAACGGGCAAATGGGATATCTGGCATCAGTGGGAGAATGGATGGAGATCATAAATAATTTAGATGAGATTAACAGATGCATGTCTCTTATCGATGGATTAGATATAGACGAAGGCACTACAAGTTATTGGACTAGCACTCAATATAATTATGAGAAAGCATGGTTAGTGACTTATAACGGGAATGAGTTTTATCCAAATGATGAGAGAAAGGGCGTTTCCTTCTATGCTATTAGAGTAATATCACAATTAAAGTGATTATATACCTAAACGATAAATAATATGAAAGTATTATCATTATTTGACGGGATATCATGTGGGTATCTAGCGTTACGGAGGGCCGGCATACCTATAGATACTTATTACGCCTCGGAGATAGACAAGACATGCATAAAGGTAAGTCAAAAACATTTTCCGAATATCATCCAGTTAGGGGATGTCAATAACTGGAGAACATGGGATATCCCTTGGAAAGACATAGATCTGGTCATGGGAGGATTTTGTTGCCAGAGTTTCTCTAGCTCAGGTAAGGGTAAGGGGTTTATGGACGCAAGGGGAAGGCTTTTCTTCTGCTTTTCGGACATCGTAAGGTATTTAAAGAAGGAGACCAAAGGTAAGATCCTGTTCTTGGGCGAGAACGTCCGGATGCGGGACGAGCATCGCCGAGTGATAACGGAGGAGCTGGGCGTAGAGCCGGTGGAGATCGATAGCGCCTTGGTCTCGGCACAGACCCGGCATCGTCTTTATTGGTGTAATTGGCCGGTAGGAATGCCGAAAGACAAACATATATCGTTGGATGATATTTTAGAGCATGACAAGGGCTGGAATCCGGGAGCCATAAGAGGAATATATATAGGAGTCATTGTCGGTAGAAGGATAGGAGAGGACGGACATCGAAAGGATTATGACAAGAACGTGAAAATAACGCAATGTCTGGAAGTAAGAAAAGACAAGAATACTACCTCTATTAAGAAAAGTAATTGCCTTACAACAGTCATGAAAGATAACGTGATATCATCATTACCGCCCGGAAGATATCCTAATGCCTTTGACATGAAAGATAAGTTCAGATACCTGACTCCTGTGGAGATGTGTAGGCTACAGACATTGCCGGATGATTACCTTGATGGGATAGCCCCGAATACGGCCATGTCTTTAGCGGGAAACGGATGGACAGTGGATGTGATAGCCCATTTGCTAAGAAGCATAGAGCGTAAGCAGATGAATGATATTGTAAAGGAGTTTCGCAAGATCACTGATGAGCTTATGTTCGGATCATCAGAAACGGATACTAATGTGACATGTGATAAACATGAGCAAAATAAAGCCATACGGAAGAGTCAAAACAGTTAAGGGGTCTTCATGGAAAAAGGATATACATCCACCAAAAGGGCACAAGAATTGGTGGGAGGATATATGTGATCCTGTACCTAGAAGTATTATGAAATTAAATTTCAAAAAGGAAATAAACAATCAAATTTGGTATGAGCAAAAGCAGGGAAATGATTAAACAGGAATTAAATTTATCAGATCAAGAATATAACTTTCTTGAAAAATATCAATCTATGAAATTATCACAGAGGTTTGGTAATGTTTTCGATAGATTAAAAAATGATAAGTCTAAAGCAATTTACACTCATGATGGGTCAATACAGTTGTTTTATATACAAGGTAAAAGAGTAGATAAAGAAGAATGGGATAAACTTCATAGATCATGATAATTACTAAAAAATGGTCGATGCCGAATAAAGAGACATTCAGCATAAGACCGATAAGGGAACTTATAAACAAATATCGAGAAGAGGGGATGGTTATAGTGGATCCGTTCGCCAGAAACAGCGATATAGGGACGATCACCAACGATCTTGACCCTGAGACTAAGGCTATGTATCATAAAGACGCTACGGACTTCCTATGTGGTTTTAAGGATAATATAGCTGATATGGTACTATATGATCCACCATATTCTGCGAGACAGGTATCTGAATCGTATAAAAGACTTGGAGGTGCTGTTAATATGCAAACAACACAATCTAGTTATTGGGCTAGACAGAAGAAGGAGATAGCTAGGATCACCAAGAAGGACGGGGTGGTCATTACCTGTGCATGGAACTCCGGCGGTATAGGGGCAGGGCTTGGCTTCGAGCAGCAGGAGATTCTTCTCGTGGCTCATGGGGGATGGCATAATGATACGATTGTTACTGTAGAGAAAAAGATCAAGGGTTAGATGAAAGAAAGGATATTCACCACAAAAGAACAGGGGAGGGTGCTGGTCGAGGCCGGCCTCCCTATCTCCACCGCCATCGGCTTCAGAGACAAGTACCTTGACTCATTGCATTCTATGGAGGATGACGCTGGTCGTATAGGACTGATCGAGGCCGTTACCCCGGATATATCCGACCCGGTTTGGGATGTAGGGACGTTACTGAATTTACTCCCATATGAGATAGAGGGTTGTACATTCGAATGTTATAAGCTAGAACATGCATGGTCTGTAACGTATAGAGATATAGATGAGATCCCTATATATTGGAGTAGCGAGAAACTTCTTGTAGACACATTGTTTTCGATGATGATGGAATTACTTAAACATAAGATTATATGAGCATAAAGCAAATAACAAAATTAAGGTACAAAACGAAAGATAAGCCTCCTATGGAAGGTGTTCCTCTTTTAGGATACAACAAAAGATATGACTGTCCGTGGACAGTAGTGTACAGAAGCAAAGACAAGTACTACACTTGTATGAAGTACGACACCGAATTTGAAACATATCCACCGGAAGAATATGAATATTTATATCCATGAAAATATGAAACAAGTAACAAGAATAAGATACAAAACAGAGGATAATCCGCCTATGGCTAATGTCCCTCTTATAGGATACAGCAAAAAATATGACTGTTGGGTAGCGTTAGTATACAGAAAAGGGGATAACTATTACACCAATATGGAGTGCGATGTTGAATATAATACATCCCCTCCAGATGAGTACGAATACGTATATCCGTGAGAACTAGAAGGGATATATTTATATTTAAGCATGATTAATATTATTTTAATATTATTCATGCTTTTATTTTTGTTTAAATTGTATTTTTGTATCAACATTAAAAACCAGATTGTTATGGATGGAGACAAACAAAAAGTCAATGAACTTACGATGAGGACGCTGGGCTCTCATTATGGCGGATATGCCTATGTAAAGGTAAAAAATCGTCAAGCTGATGTAAAGATAGATTGGAAGTTGTTGAGAGCTATAGAAGAAGGAGAGGTGGAGATAGACAACGAGAAATACCATCTATCCGGGATAGAGTATGTAGCTAAAAGATATCAGGACATGTTTTACGCTGGTCGTGATATTTATTATTTCAAGGGCATAGGAGGGCATGGGATGACCGATCTTCTTAGAAACGCTATAGATGATTTACTAGACACCATAAGTAGTAGAGAGGCTTATCGTAGTGCAGAGCATAGAATGTACGCCCAAATGAATCAACTTACTGAAGCGGGAGCTATGATCAGCTTAGCTATTGAATTACTAACATCTAACATCCGTCATAGTTATGGAGAAATTAATTTTGAACGATATCCAAGACCTGTGGAGGTGGAGGGAGAAGATAAACATTGATGACTTCAAAGAGGATCCTATGGCTGAGGATATGCCATTATATTTCCCGTGCGCCGTCGTATGGCATGTGAATTGGGGTGAGCATGACGCTGATAATTATATATGTTATGGATTTGTTTATGTAGCAGAAATATTAGGGATATGAACATTAAAAAACAGATAATTCTTGACGATAAAGACTATGAGCGATTAGTGCACGATGCTAATCTCAGTAATGATGAGATAAAAAGCAAAATCGCCAGCGCTCTAACCACCGATATAGTGGTTAGTTTCGATTTCGATGTAAATAAAAAGGTTACGGGGAATATAAGGATCGAAAGCGCCACCTATAATCTAGGATATAATGAATATGATAATATCGTAAGGGCTAGAGACGAGAATATTCACCATGCTGTTTATACAGCTATATATGATTATCTTGAGAAAATAAAGAGAGATAATAATGAGCTAAGCGCAAAAGATTGGATATTATTCACATCTATAATCTTATATATTTTCGCAATGGGATTTGCAGGTGGATGGTTGGTATTTAGTTGATTAAATCATGGATAATTTAAAAGACATACAAGATATAACCGGTCTTACGTCAGAAGCTATATTCAATATACGTAAACCTGTTGATTATATGTGCAGTGATATAGATAGTCATATAAAAGATATCAGGACACAATGTGATTATATTATGGATGGGGACGAGGAGGATGTTATATACTATTCAAAATCAATCAAATCAGACGTATATTCTTATTTCGAGGATATACGGTCAAAGGTCGAGAATCTCCGTGATTGGGGAGAGCAGTGGAAAGCATTGGCTAAAGACTTGTTTAATGAGTTGCTGGAAATAGATAGCGATAATACTATAGACAGCTATCTGTCTTATAAGGCATTGGATAAGATTAAGGAACATTTAAAATAAAACTATAAACATGAATAAAAGAAAAACCAAAAAAAGACTCCATTTAAATAATAAAGAATTTCAAATCTTATTTCGTTCAGGCAAGAAATACTTTAGATATGCGATAAATAATCTATGTCTTGCTTTTGGATGTTCTTCATTAGAATATTGGATATACTTCTTTGAAGGTAAAAGAGTTGATGGGAGTATATATTATAAAAGCATTTCACGACTAGTTCTTAGATAATGATAAATTAACAAAATAAATAGACATGAGCAAATTACTATTTTTTGATTTAGAGACAACCGGGGTTAAGTTCTGGAGAAACGGGATACACCAAATAGGAGGGATCGTGGATATCGACGGGCAGGAGACTGAGAGGTTCGACATCCGCCTAGCCCCGAACCCTGCCGCCACGATAGAGCAAGAGGCGCTGGATGTGGCTGGTGTTACCTTGGAGCAAGTGCAGTCGTATCAGCCTATGGAAGAAGGGTACAGGCAGTTAGTTGGTATATTATCCAAATACGTGAATAAGTTCGATAAGAGGGATAAAATGTATTTGGTGGGGTATAACAACGCTGGATTCGACAACAACTTCCTACGGGCTTTATTTACCCAATGTGGGGATAAGTATTTCGGATCATGGTTTTATCCTAACTGTATGGATGTATATGTTATGGTGACACCGTTCCTGATGGGTGTAAGAAACGATATGGAGAACTTTAAGTTGATGACCGTAGCCAGGACTATGGGTATTGAGATCGACGAGAATAAGCTTCATGACGCTACTTACGATATTGAGCTGACTAGGGATATTTTCTATCGTATAATCGGTAAAATGGATGTTAAGTTATGAGAAGTATCTTAGAGGCGATGCATGATTATCCGGATGAGGCTCTTGGGCTATTTTTCTTTTTGATAGTGGTCTTCTGGTTATTGTCAGGTATATTCGAGAAAAAAGATGAATGATAAACTCGATAAGATACTGGATCTCCTAAGATCTCAAAATGAAATGATCAAGGATATTCACGACTATGTCAAAGAAGTTACCAGCGAGAAGTATATAGGAGAATCTAGGATGACCAGCTTCTCTATTAACTTGGCCGCTGATATACTTACCGAAGCCATTAGCCCTAAGATAAAGGAGATGATGGTGAATTTATTAAGGGAACAGGGATGGAAAACTGAGTGAAATATGGGGACTTACGATAAGAAGGTAAATCAATTAAAGGATTTGATGAAAAGGAAATACAAATCCGTTTATGACAAATCCAAGGAAATAGATATAGATATAAGCTCGATGACATATCTTCCGAAGCCGGATGTATTCGATGTTATGTATGCTGAGCATATGTCCGTTATTCTTGATCGGGTTAATAAGATCATAGATGATAACAAGGATAAGCTTAAGAATCCGACTTGCGCCACATGCGTACATCTGCATGATAATGAATGGGCGAAAAGATATGGCAAGGTATGTTGTTCTATTTGGCAGGTGTGTGACCATTATATAAACCCTAACAGGAAACATAATAGGAAACAAACAACATACGTAAGGCGTCCAAGCAACAAAGCTTGTCCTAATTATGAGTATGGTGATGATAATTTTGAAAACAGAAGAAGATGTATAAAAGAAAAGAATACCCGATAAAGAGCTATGTGCCGATGCGCACCAACAAGGATAGGACGTGTATCTGCTGTGGCGATACGATCCCAGCCGGCAGCAGCAGGATGATACCTAGACACGCCAAGGCAAATCACGGTCTATGTTTCTCGTGCTTCAGGAAATGGAGAGATACGGGAGGAGATCTTAAGCTTATGGACAACCCCGGAGATGCGAAGAAAGAGCATGTCATACATATGTCTAATATCCTGAAAGGAAATTGTGATATAATAAAAGGCCGAAAGCTTTACGTGGCTTTTAAAAAGGCGATAAACGGCGGAAAGAAGATCGTTATCAAATTTGACACTGATCAACCGATATCTATGTCAACAAGAGTCATGAATCCTTCATTCGGGGAGATTATGGATGAGTACGGCAAGGACATATTCCAAGGTAATCTCAAACTGGTAGATGTCCCAAAAGGAGTTAAAGATTTAATAGTTAACTATATAGAAAAATATCGTAAATTGTGAACATAAAGACATTTATATACATGATCTTAACATTCAGAAGAATAGATCCTATACCTAAGAATATAGGATTTATGTTGAGTATAACATTCTGGATATCTATAGTATGGATAATATCCAACTTTGCTATATTGATAATGAGATTAATAAAATAGACAAGATGAAACAAGGAGACGTGATATACAAGAATGGGATGGAGCTGTTATGACAAAGATTAAAGCAAGTATTATTATCCTATCTCTTATCATGATAGGATGTAAGGATAAAAAAGAAGAAGATGTTGATTATTATCCTAAAACTGTTTATGTAGATGATAGGGGTAATAAAGCAACCATGTTGAATGATTCTATTTTAGTAGTATGCACATGTCTAGAGTACCCAGAGAAGTATAAAATGGAAGTAATTAATATAAAGAACAAATAGATGGTTATAAACAATAAACAACTTTACAAAATAACCTTAACAAGGGAGCAACTGATGTTGATCTCACAATGCGTGGAAGACATCAGTAGATTTGCGGCGGGTGACATGGATCTACAGCATACAACAGATACGTTGATAGATGATATGGATAGGACGGAATCGCTGGGGATAAGAAGCTTTATAGTCAATAACTCACGAGCGATAAGAAGAAGGTTGTTCCCAGATCTTGAGGATTTTGAGCATATAGGGTACGATGGAGGCAGTAAGGATAAGATAAATAGGAAGAGACTTATCGGCAACACCTACCAAATATATAGGTCGATATTACATCAGTTGGCCATTGACGAGGACTGGAATAATGTGTATAGTGATATCACGTTACCTTCAGGTGATATGGGGACGATTAAGGTGGAGAGGATTGACGATGATAAGAAGGATAATGATATTAAATAATTTACTATGAGCTTATTTGTATGCGCTAAATGCGGTTGCGTTGATAATACCGCTACGTCTAGTTACTGGATGTTGACAAACGAGTATATGGTGGACAAATTCGACTATGCCAAGGAACTACAGCCGTACAAGGGCATGGGGCTGTGCAGCGAATGCGGGAGGCTGGCTACCAGCCCAGACGGACGTGATGTCGTGGTGCCCGGTAAATGGCACGGGAAGTTCCCGAAGAAGAAAGCTACTGAAGAGGAATTAAAACGTGTAGGATATAAAAATCTGATAAGATGAATAAGATAAATAAGGTAAGAAAAGGAGAAGTTAGAATATACAAAGGAATGACATACGTGGCTGTCCCGGAGATAAAAGAAGATCATTGTACAGGATGCTGTTTTTATAACGAGGGAAGCTGTTTAATACGTGACCCGGATCATGTCGATTTTCCTGATTGCCATGATAGCGGTATGATCTGGATGCAAAAAGAAATTAATATAAGCGATATCAAAGAAAAGGCTATCAAATTAGCCATAGATGCCATGAAGCCCATACCGATATGCTCATCACCATGCTACAGTATAAGTGATAACAGATCGCCGGAGGAAAAGCATGAGGAGGAGATGAGGTTTTGTAAGGATCTTAACGACCTTAGATGTGAGATGCTTATTGATATGGCTAAGAAAATAGAAGAGTATTTATTATAAGATATATAATATGAAGAAAATAATAGGAATAGATTTCGATGGGACATGCGTGACAGACTTATACCCTTATGTAGGAGACAATATCGGAGCCGCTAGCGTATTGAGGGAATTGGGCGATAAGAATCTTCTGATATTGTATACGGTAAGAGATGGTAAATATCTACAGGATGCCGTAGACTGGTTTAGATATAATCATATCAATCTGTATTCGGTGAACTACAATCCTGAGCCAGTATCATCATCACCAAAATTGTATTGTGATTATTATATAGATGACAGGAATATCGGCACTCCGCTCACGGATAAAGGATATGTTGATTGGAATAAGATGTTGGTGTTATTAAAACAAAAGAACTTATTATGAAGATAATAAAAATGAATATCAAAAGATATAAGGAGATTATAAGAAAAAAGGATATACTAACACGAGCCTTATCAGAGGCTCGTAAATTAAACAAATCAATAATATGGGAGTAAAATATTTTACTGACGCAGGGATCGAATGTACCCCGGAAGAATGTAAGCTGATTGAATCATTAAATAGATTAGCGAAGAAATGGGAGAAGGACGGCAAACGTCTTTGGTTGTATTCCGCTAGTGGGGTTCTTACCGTCATGATGCATGGTGATAGGGAAGACAATCCTATACCTGAGATGCTTCCTAACGCAGGTACAAATCCAGATAATATTATAACTACAATCTCAGGAATAGGTAATGATGGAGGAGATTGGTAAACAAATTATAATTTATGAAAATAGGAGAACAGACAATAATATTTTTAGCCGTGAACAAGAATGGTGATGAGATTATTCTTGACAACACCCCCGCTCGACAAGGGGAGATATGGACGGATGAGAGATCGACGCATGACGAAGAGTATTTTTCCATCGAGGATCATAATTCGGCGATCGTACTCCCAAAAGGTACTATCCGTAGATTAACAGGTAGGGACTTGAAGTGGGAGGACGATCCTATATCTCTTAAATCTAAATCCGTCATCGATAAATTTCCTCATGCGGACATTGAATTTTATAAACAGAAGATAATAAACTTCGTAGAATGGATATAATGCCTCATTGTCTAAAACCTTAGTTTTATTAACTTTTAAAAATTACAAACATGAAAAAAGAAGAAAAGAAATTTGTAACAGAGTATCAAATCAATGGCAAAAAGTATGCCGGTGAAATATGGGCAACCTCATGGGAAGAAGCTGAATGTTTTATAAAACAAAGAGCTTCTACCGAAAAGGCTGTTGGGTTTATTCCTAAAGATTAATCATCTATACCACATCCAAAAAAACAGATATTAGAATCAGATGAATTACTTCAACAAAAAAGAAGAGCTTATTATCTTTCAGATGAAGGATTCGAGGAATATAAAAAGTTCTTGTCAGATCCCGATCAAAAGAAATTTTGTTTCAAGGGATATTATTATGTAGAGGTAAAGGAGCAGGATGATAAAGAGCTATTAGGAGCAATGGGACGAGTAGTATATGAATAAAGTAAGGTAATTATATATCATTTAAATTTTGGATCATGAAAAAGTGTAAATTGTTAATAACAGATTTAGACGGGACACTGATTGAGACAGTGTCAGGGGATACATTCCCTAAAGGTATATGGGATATGAAAATAAAACTCGACGTGTTTGAGGCTATCAAAAATTACGCTCCTGATGATATATTAATCATATCAAATCAGGGAGGTATAGAAAAAGGCTTCGTAGACAAAGAGATGTTTGAATATAAATTCGATTATATATCAAGCGCATTGGAGGATTATACCAATATATCCGTATACAACTTTTATTGCGACAACAATGATAAAGATAACATCAATAGGAAACCAAATACGGGGATGATAGACCAGTATATGGATTATATCAAATTCATAAATGATAATGTAGATGAGGAAAATAAGATCATATACGATACTATCATGATGATCGGGGACGCTTCCGGAAAAGAAGGGCAGTTCTCCGACTCCGATAAGAAGACGGCGGAAAACTTCGGGTGTGAGTATATGGATGTGGATGATTTTGTGTATAAATATAATAACCGATAACGAAAATAAGAAGGATAGGATGATGATCTCCTATCCTTCTATTATTATGTAAATCCATTTTTGGATTACATTAAGCATCAATAGTATAACTATTTATTTATACTCATCTTTCTTTCCTTGTTATCAAACATTCCATGCAAAATACAGTTATCATATATACAATTGTTGATCTTCCCTCAGTAGGGTTTTTACCATTTTGGGTAAAAACTTTATAATCAATATCTTTAATGAACCTATTATCACCAGTAAGCGCTCTCAGCTATCTTCCTCTATCAAAATACCAATTAGCGTCCTCCCCAGACTCATCCTTATTCCTGCCTCCTAAGAAGAATCCCATCGTCATGCCGTTGGTCATCAACCAGTAGTCGGATGTCTGTTTAATATCCCTAGCCGTCTTGATATTATACCATTGCTTACCAAACGAGAACTTCATAAGCTGCCTCCATAGCTTGCTCTCGCCCTTATACACGCCGGTCTGGACGGTAGCGAACGGATCCCAGTTCCGAGGATCGGTGAGATCGCCTAACTTCCGGGCGGTAACCAACGGATCCTGTAGCATGTCTATGGCGTTAAGCTCCATGAACGGGGATGTCTGGGAAGCGATCTCATTGATCGTCCTGAACCCGATATAGGTAATGAACTGCCCGAACCAGCTATCCTCATTATCCTCCCTATATCCCATCAACGCCCTTCCTATGGCCATCATCGTGGCGAATACCGCCATATTGATAATCGATCTCTTGATATTGATCTGCTCGTAGGGGGTAAGCTTATCATACTCTTCCTTAAGCACGTCATATGCCTCCCCCATCCTACCCTCGGACATCGAGCCATAGACATTTCCGGCCAATCTCCATAATGTTCTCATATATCCTTCCTCGAACTGGTTGGTCTGGAAATTGAAACCGGCTTTCTTATACGCCCGCTGTACGGCCAATATAAACCATCCACGATGAGGCAGCACCATGTTAAGGATAGCGTTCCGGCTAGCCCCCACCCGGTTCTGCTCGTTCAAGGCGCCGTCACAGATCTGCACCATGCTCCTGACCCTACTGGACAAGGTGGGTATATATCGGTCTATAATATCCTTGTTAGCCTCGTTCTTAGCCACGATCTTCCCATCCTTAACATCTACCATGTTCCACATAGAATAATCCCTTAAACGCTCCCAATCACGTTTAGCCTCGTTAGCGGACATATTTCTGTCTTTCATCATCATCTCCTTGAAATTGGAGTATGACCAGAACTGACCCTCGTATAGGCGGGTATCATCCATGACCGAGATAATGACCTGCGGATCCAACGGGGAGTTAAGAACCTCCATCATCTTAAACGGCAGGTCCCGGAATAAGGTTCTCCAGATTTTGTTATACGCTGCCGATCGTACACGGTTACGGACATTGAACACGCCTAGAGCCTCTCCAACGACATATAGCTTGTTGGTGCGGTTTATGTCCCCGATCTCCGACACGTACGTACTTAACTGCTTCTGGGCTTCCCCATAGGCGTATTTCATGGAATCCTTGCTTATATACTGCCCCACCATACCCTCCAAAAGGAAGTTGGCCTGCCCGGTAAGGGCGCCGGTAGCCGCCACGAACGGGGAGAAGCCTAGGTTGGATTTGGATACGAATTTGGTAAACATAAGAGCCAGCTTATTAAGATCGACCTTATAATTACCTATATTCCATTCAGCCCGCTTATTGTTTATCCTGACGTCATAGATACTGGCGTTAACCCAATCTTGGAACATCCTATAGGCATGCGTCGCCTCTGGGTTCTTACCGCCGTCGTATTGTGTCTCAAGCATCATGTTCCTGTATCCCATGACATCATCCAAGGCCGCCCTCTTATACTTGTAAGCGGTAGCCTGTAAGGATAACATGGAATAGGAGTAGGCGAAGTCATGGGACACGTCATCGGCGTTCTCCAACTTACTAAGATAGTATTTGGGGATCATACGATATTTGTTATCGTTCTCATCAATCCCTCCTAGGTCTTGCCCCTGACCATGTATAGGGTCATCCACCCTCTCGCCAACGATATCACGTACGGCGTTGCCGATGACCGCCTTCGGGTCAACCCCGGCCTGCACCATCCTCTCCACGCCGCCCTTGGATATCTGTGGTATTTGGTAGATGTTCCGGAATCGCTCATCATAATCCTCCATAGCCTTACGGCTTATGTTAAGCAGTTCCTTCCTCATCTCCCACTTATCCTTATTGATCGTAGCTTCCTCCCCCTCGTTGGTAATACCGTATTTCTTGAAAAAAGCCTCGTTCTTGTACTTATCGAACCTAGGCGTATGATATCCATAACCCAGATCGGGATTATAATTAGGATTACGGAAAGAACTCTCGGCATCGGCCTCTTCTAGCCACTGGTTATTGATCGATAAGTCAATCATATTAATATCGAACCCGAAACGGGATACGCTCTCTTCCTTTGATATACCATTTTCCATGGCATCAAAGAACTCGGATACCTTATACGTACCGTTATTTATCTTCCTGACGAAGCCAGAATACCCCTTGGGAGAGTATTTTCTCATATAAGGATATAGCCGAGTTCTGGCGTACTCGATAAGTATACTATTAGCCTTACCCATAGCTATATCATTAGCCAGCTTATTGTTGAAGTCAGGACCGTACTTCTTTCTAAAGAACGCCACCTCCACGGTTGTCCATGACGGGTTCTTCCGGGATAGCTTGGAGGCCATCCGCTCCACTTGGCTGCGGGAGCGGGCGGACATATGCTCCTTGGCGAATTTAATTTCATCCATGCCATTGTCGTACGCCATGGCGTCCCTTAGAGCGTTACGGTAGGAATCCGTGACTCCACTCTCCACCGTATCAGGCATATCCATCTCAATAGCCTCAGCGGAAGCGGCGGCGTTAATAACGCTCTTAGCCTCAGCCAGACGATCATATAACTCGTTTATCTTTCTTAATGAGGCGGATCCACGTAACCTATCGAAATCATATTCCCCGTATCTCGTGCTATCCCGGTACTGGATAAGCAAAGGCCTTAGCTGGTCATTGATCTCGTTTATTGTCGCCATCGCCTCCTCTACCTTCTCTATCCTTGATGATGATACAGATTGCTCCGTGATCTTATCAACAAGATTCTCGTAATAATCACCCTCCTCGGATCCCCACATATCCTTGGAGAAGCCAAGATGACCGCCAGCTAGCAGGAACTCAAACGCAGCCTTGCCGCCCTCGGACCGCTCTATCCCACGAAGTATCTCCTTGAACTCGGCGGAAGCCTTACGACCCTCGTTGGTATTCCCGAACTCCTCGGCCCACGCCTCGTCCCATGCCTTGATCTCCTCGGACATCATCAGAGCCTCGGATCCCTCTTCCTTTGGTGTCCCATCGGAATACCACTCGCTCTTGGCTATAGCCCTATCACGTAAGATATCCAGATAAGATCTCCAAGCTATAGGATCGGATTGAAACGCCTTCCAATCGACCTTCCCGTTCCTCACGAACTTATCCATAGCCACATACCGGCTCCTGCGGATACGGGTCATGAAATCGGACGTAGCTTGCGATACCCTACGACCCAGTCTTTCCTCGACCTTCTTATTGACTTTCTCGATCTTATCGTAATAAGCCTGCACCATAGGTTTCTCCCGGTTCTCATCCAACCACTTATTTATCGTATCCAGATACCGTTGCTGATCCTCGAACGTCATGTCCGAGATATCGAAATTCTGGATGGTAGGCTTGAATATATGATATACCTCCTTAGTGATAGGCTTATCCCCGTCATATCCTACTATGTCGTCACGGGTCTTCACCTTAAGGCCTCTATCGGATAGAAGAAGGTCGATAAGCTGTTTCTCAGTCTTACCCGTAACATTCTTAAGATCATATATATCGATAATAGCCTTAGCCTGCTCGGTCCTGTATAGCAAATCGTATTTAGCGAAATCACGGGACGAGTCAAGGTAATCCGAGTTCTTCCCATTTATCTTCTGTATAAGATCCTCATTATCCTTTATCCCCCATCCACGCTCTTTCATCATCCTAGTCATCTTATTGATATTGGATATACCCTCGGTATGGGCTTCATTATGGGCCTTGGCTAGACGTTGGCCTAACATACCTAAAATAGCGTTACCACTATGCTCCAGAGTACCAAAGAACCGGGACATGACATTGATATCCTTATGGATGTTATTTATCAACTTCTTTATCCCATTCCAATATCTTTCCGGGATATTAAACATCCTGAGCTGTCCATCCAGCCAGTCCTCATTACGATCACTTCGAAGAGCATTTATATCAGACATGGATGTCTCAGCCATACGTAATATATCATCCATATCCTCTACCATGCCAACCTTATTGCTGCCATAATAATCAGCCGCCTGATTATTGACGAATCCACGAAGGTTCCTGACAAGTGGCACGATCTCCCCATATACGTTATCGATAACCTGCATCGTCTCATAATCCAATCCTTTCCCGCTCTTACGTAAGCTGCTGGCGACAGTGACCAAATACTCCACCTCAGCCTTGGCGGTCGCTATGACGCTCTTGGTGGATAATAGGTTGTTATTCTTATTTAGCTCACCCCCGACTTGTCTTACCTTCTCGCCTATATCACGTAGAAGGGAGATGCTTTCCCCGATCCTCTGGCTTTGGCTTGACCTCATCCTCTGCAATCTGGTATATAGTCTTTCCAATGACCTACCGTTCTTGATCAGCTTATTAGCCACATCAACATCCGATAATGAGTACATGAGATGGTCGCTATCCTTTAACAGAAGCACGTCAAATGCGCTTGGATCATCAGCTAACGCCGACTCCTTTATCCTATCAAGAACCTTATTCAAGTCTGATCTTTGGGTAGAGAAGAAATTCCTTATAGCCCGGATTATCCTGCCAAACAAGGAGAGCTGGGCGTCCTCGGACGAGGCCAGATCCTCCACCGCCTGTTCCATGCCCGGTACGAACCGCTGGGCCAACGTCTTGCCTAGGATCTCCCGCTTCACCATCCGATCCAGTTCCTCCCCTTGGTATTCCTTCCCATACACCTCATAGTAACGACCGGCGAATTGATTCCATAATGGCGTGCCGACAACAGAGTCCAGAACCTCGTCAATCTCCTGTTGGTTACGGTAAGTATCGATCAAGAAATGAGCCACCTCCTCATTAAGATCCTCTACCGTAGCTCCCTCAGCCAAGGCGATAACCCCATTGGCCATATCGGACAATGCCCTAGCCGAAGGCTCGACACCATTACGCATCTTATACTTATCCATATACTCAGACATACCCATCACCCGAATACCTAACGTGGATAAGATGTTGGTGATATCAGTCCTGTTCTGAAGATCCTCCGCCTTCTCATTCTCAATAACCCCACGGACATTACTTCCGTACAAGGCGTTATCCTCCATCATCAACGACAAGGATAGCTCCATGAATCCATCATACTTGTTATTAAGCTCCTCAAACTTACCTTGCCTTAACATGCCCTTTATCTCCGATCTGCTTACCGTAACCTTCTCCCCTGATGTCGTGATAAGATCAAGATCGTTATTTACCTCCGTATCAAAACCGATGGAGCCTAATACGTTCATCTCAGAAGACATACTACCAAACCTGTTCCTTAGTCTAGACAAGGCGTCCATAGCGTTATAGATCTTAAGACCATCAGAGTTGCCGGTCCCTGTAAGATAATACCTATCTCCTAGCCTTATACGCTCCCCGCTCAACAGACCTTTCTTGATAAGGTAATTGACAAACCCTCCACGGGTACTTATATTAGAATCTGAGCTGATGCCAAGGACCGGGATGAACGAATCACTGTTGTTAAGGGTTATGGAGGACGAGCCAAAGGAGATGTCAGCCGTACCGGACGGGACGTCGCTCTCCTCGACACTGCCGGCCAAGAACCCGGCCTCGATCCGCCCGCCGGACGAGCCTTTTATGGCGTTGGCGTAAGAGTCGTATATCTTGCCGTCATCCGATTTAAAGAACAGGCGAGGCTCACCGGAATCATACACCAATCTTGAAGATGGGGGCGTATAATCTTCAATATCGTTTAACGGCAAGACATTCCCGGAGAATATAATCTCACCATCTATATTTCCGCCCTTAACCCTAATATTAGGTCGTTGCCCGGTAAAAGCGCTTTCCACGGCCTTCCATAGCATACGGGCTGTCTCCTTAATATCTATATTCTCCCTGATAGCCCTTATATCATCCCATGACGCCTCTTTCAGTATCGTATCGCCAATATTATCCTCGTTTATGGAATCCAGATCCACCTCCTGTACCGTGGATGTATCTACCACAGCCATATCATTGACATCACCTACCTCTCCGGAGGTAAGATAAGCCACGACACTGTCGCTATTCCCAAGGTTTCTGGCCAACGCTGGGGCATCCATGTCGCTTATGGCGGACAGGACCTTGGCTGACATAAGTTGCCCCCACTCGCTGGCGCTAAGTCTGGCGCTTATGGATCTGGCAGCCTCCTTATTTCTTGGCACGGATCTCGTCCAGTCTCCGAACTTAGACCTGAACTTATCGTTATAAATAGTCATATAAGCCTCAGCGGCCTTATTAAGGTCACTTACGGCGGCTATACCCGCTATCTTATCGAACAAGGTGGATACCTCGCCGGAAGGAGTCAAGACACGAGCTATCTTACCTTCCTTATTCCTTTTAATTACGCAACTGCTCATAAATAAATGTTTTTCACAAAGATAAATAAAAAGCCTCCACGAATAAGCGGAGGCTGATATTCTTGTATCCCTTGTATGAATTTATAGTCTAATCCATATCCTTATTGTTGATAAACTCGCTAACACAATCACCAGCGAAGCCGGCTATATACGCCGCATGTTCATCCTCCCCGACCTTAAATCCAAGCGACATATTACAGAACTGACACACGCTCATGGCTATATGGAACGACTCATGACATATATTTCTCATCATTATATCATCGTCGCTTGAAAAATTCCAAAGTATGGCGAATTTACCATCATCGTCCCTATCCCTTACCAGATTCACGAAAGACGCTTCCTTATCCATATCATCCTTATCACCCCATTCTCCCTTATGATCCGGCTCCATGTTCTCGAAACGGTTACATAACGTCTCGTAATCCAATCCTACCGTGATAATCAACTTCAACGGATATACCACGAAATCAAATTCCTGCTCTCTCATAATTTTTTTAATTTTTCTATAACCTCAAAACACATCTTGCACTCAATCCTACGATACAACTGCCTTACGCCATCTATCGTAGTCCAATAACGACCACCCTCTCGGTGCAGGAACTCACTCATTACCTTAGTGTCAGCCACATCATGTAGATCGTATGAGTCAAAACATAACTTACATATATCGTCAAGATCAAAATAAGTAACCTTATTATACGACATACAACGGATTTGTCTCCCATCAGGAACCTGAACATCGAAAACATTTATCTTCTCCATATTAAAAAAAACAGAGGGATGCCGATCCCATCACAGACCGGTATCCCTTATAATAAATTAGCGACGAAAAGCATGGTGATGGACATGCGCCACAAATGTAATTACAAAATTCGTAAAAACAAAATATCAAGGGCAATCACCCGTGCATTCGCATGGAGCATCGCTTTTCAAAACCCCATACACCCGATTGTCGCTAGTCAGCCATCGTTTGCCGTCACTCGTAATATAAGCCTGCCGGCATCCCTCCTGATTCACCGTGAGCGTCTTCTTAACACCTTTTGGAGTTGTTATCTCCAGCTCAAGAGTCCGATCAAGACCGTTGTTCATCACCGAGCCAAAGGAAACGGGGGCGCTTCCGGTCCCGGACCCCGGGCTGACGGTCAGAGGCTGGTCCGTTACCTCGCCTACCCCGTCCTTCCAATTAATATTCAAATCATTAGCCATAGTTGTATTATTTTTGTTCTATTGCAAAGATAGCAAAACAAATAAACCCCAACCGGCTTTAGTCGATCGGGGTCTGAGTAAACGAAAAGAAACTGATTATCGTCCCATCATTCTCAATACGGTTCTGGCGGCTGCTTGCGCCCAAGTCCAGCTGTCGTTAGATGTTACGTTAACCGTCTGTTGAGTACCATTTACATCCAAGTTAATAGTCTCCTTGTCAAGCTCGATAGTAGAGTCTCCAGCGGCTTGAGTTACCGTCACGTTGGCTATCTGGCCACCAGCGGCGGTTACTTTCAATGTAGCTGTCAGTTCCTCGATCGTGACGTTGGCCGGTACGTCCGAGATCGTGATGCTCCAAACGAACTCGCCAGCGGCTCCGGGATCGTCGGCGATAACCGCTCCGTTAGCCGTAGTCTTTCCAGCCGCCGTGTAGTTAGCCGGGAGCTGTAACGTAAGCCCGTTATCCTCAGCCGGCGTGACCGCGAACGTAAGCTTAGTACTGTTAGACTTACCGGTGATGGTAACATTACCGCCTGTCTTTTGCACGGAAGCGTTAGGGCTGTCTGATCTTACCACCTCAGCAGCCGCTGCCTGATTAACTACCAACGCCTTCTTAGCCCCGCCGTTCGTGGTGACCGTAAGGTTGATAGTGCGTTGAAGACGACCGGTGTGTTTCTCACCGGAGAAATTAACCGCCTGATCTCCTGATCCTGATACCGGGTCGACGGTTACGAAACCAAATTTTTGTGATGCCATACTTAAATATATTTACAAATGTCATTTTATTATGCCAAAAATAACTTGTATCATATCACAAGCCAAATATAGGGGGGGGGTAGATACGACTAGCCCTGTACAACCTCAACATACAACCCGATCAAGTCCTTTAGATTATGACTAAGAGGAGTTCCGCTATCCCTAGTACACTTATATACATCAGCGTTCTGGATATAATACTTATCCTTGAATATCTCCATTGGAGGGAAATACGGGATAGGATCCCCTATGGTCCCGGCATGCTCCTTATCAATGACCTTGTATAAGGAAGCCGTATCCAATCCGGGTTCCCATTCCTTTGATAATGTATGTTGTTGAATAACCTCATAAAGGATATCCGTATCGTCCTTAACCACCCTGAGGCAGAATCCGGCATCCACCGACAACCCGAACTCCGCTCCCTCTTGTCCCCATATAGGGAATAGGACCTTAACATCCAATTTCTCGTTAGGGGATAAAGATATAGCCTTGTTATTAACCACCATTCTGGAGAATCTGACAGCCACTTTCTGAGGATCGGAGGCATCTTTCTCCTTTGCCTGTTGCCGGACATAAGTCATGGTGATATTTACCTTATCTGGATAGCCGGACTGAGCGTCAATAGCCCTCACCTGCTCTACGGTAGTGGCTAAGCTTACTTCCCTCTGTTTGACTCCTAACGCCGACATCAGGTCATTATCATACTTATCCATCATCCCGATCAAGATCTTGCCTTCCGTCATATCAAACTCCAGACCTATGATCGTTATCTTACCAGCTATAGCCCCATCAGACAAAGCGTTATTCCTATCATATTCAGGGATATAGATATTTTGGTCATCCAAGAAAAACTCATGAAGATTATTATTCTCATAAGTCCTGATCTCCTCATACTTAGCCGATTTCTCCTCATTAAGAAGCCTTGAGTCATCCAATTTAGCCTCGATAATTTCCTTAACCGTAGCTTTAGGATTGGCCTCCTTGAACGCCAATTGCTCCTCCCCAAGCTCTATCCATGGGGCGGGATTCCCGTTAATGTAATCATCATAACTATAGCCCTTGGCGTAATTATCATCAAGCGGATCGTCCTGAACTAATTGATTGGGATATATTTCCCTGTTTATATATGTATATGCCATAATCTGTTCTTTAATCTTGTTCTTTAACGGCGATGCTATACTTACCTGAAGCGTAACACCAGATATTTATCTCGAAAGGCTTGTTGGCCGTAGTGGATATAGAAGTTCCGCTCATGCTGACATAATCCCCGGAGTTGGGTATAGCCTGCGTGAAGGCCGCCGACGGGACGCACCTGATCATCAGCTCCTCCCCTATCTGCATCCCTGACTGCACGGATAGGGTGGTAGCGGCTGATAACGTAGCCGTGATACTTCTCTTGCTAATAGGCAGGTTAGCTAATGTCGTGACCGTATTAACTCCTATAAGCCTATTCATGGTCTTCTTATCGGCGGCCGCCATCAAACCGTTAGTGGACTCGTTGGCTACGGCATATGTCGTGTTAGGAGGGGTAGCCCATGTACCATCTCCACGCATAAAATTAGAGGTGCTACCATTAAGCTGTCTCAATAAGCCGTTGGCTGTAGTAGAGGCCAATCCGTATGTGGTATTGGTAGGTACGACCCATGTACCATCGCCACGAAGGAAGGATGTCTGTTTGCCCGCAGCGGGAGCCGGAACCAATCCCGCAGCACCGGCGGCGGAAGCCGTAGCTGCCTTCATATTGGCGTAAGTGGTATTAGTGTCTTTATAATAAGGGACACCACTGACAATAGGACAGGCGATATAGCCAGAAGCGCTTGTCACGGTACTTCCGTTCTTTACAAGACCTGTTGATCCATTAGCTCCCACAACACCATACGTTGTATTAGTATCCGTCCAAGGCACGTTGACGAACATCTTCCCACTACCATCCAGCTCCACCGGATAATTCTTGCCATTCTCCGCATATCCGATCATCACCAATCCTAAGGTCGTGGTATTAGCCTTAGCGTATGTGGTATTTGTCGGAACCACCCATGTGCCATCACCACGCAAAAACGACGCTTGCTTGCCGGCAGCCGGCGCTGGTACCAATCCCGCCGATCCTGCGGCTGAGGACGTCGCTCCGCCCATGTTGCTATATGTAGTGTTAGGAGGTGTCTGCCACGTTCCATCACCACGAAGATACTTACCTTGCGCTCCGGCGGCAGGAGCAGGGACCAAACCGGCCTTTCCTGCGGCAGAGGAAGTAGCCGCCCCCATATTGGAATATGTGGTGTTGGTGTCCGTCCACGGAACATTCACATACATCTTACCACTACCGTCAAGAACAACGGGATAGTTCTTCCCAGTTGCAGAGTATCCGATCTTAACAAGACCCAACTTATCGCTCGTGGCTTGAGCATAAGTCGTGTTATTATCAGTCCAAGGAACATTTACATACATCTTCCCATTACCGTCTAACACCACGGCGTAATTCTTGCCACTAGTATCGTAACCGATCTTAACCAATCCTAAAGTATCAGCCGTGGCTTGATTGTACGTGGTATTATTATCTGCCCATGGGACATTGACGTAAGCGTTGCCGGACGAATCCAGTTGCACCTTATAGTTCTTCCCGGAAGTCGTATATCCTACCTTAATACCGCCAAGAACGGTAGCGGAGGACGTGGGAGGGGTGAAGGTACTTGGTTTGCCCGTAACCCCGGACCAAGGCACGGAGGAAGCCTGACTGGCCGTGTAAGGCTCATATCCATCCTCACTGCTTAATTTAGACTCGTCTTTTATCAGATACATCTTACCTGTAGACGTTACCTTTACCGTATCACCACTTTGAGCCGTAGCGGTGGTAAGGGCAAATCTGGCCGTATCGTCAGCTACCACGATCAATCTCTCCAAAGCCGCCTTAGGCAACCTATCTATACTGATGGTTCCGGACGCGATCTTAGAGGCATCAAAATTAGCCAATGTCGTGGAGATAGTTACGTTGCTTCCGAAGTCCGATGAAACACTACCGGTAACAGCCCCGGACAGCGCTATGGTCCTAGCCGCCTGTAATTTCGTGGCGGTAGGGGCATTATCCGTCTTAAGAGCATATTTGGTAAGATCAATATCATTAGCCTTATCCAAAAGCTGCTCTATCTGCTTGCCATTGTATTTACCTTGAAAATCTTCCATATCAAACTTATTTTTTGCTCAAATATAACTATATACATAAACACCAAGAAATCGAGGGGGGGGGTAGATACGGGCAGGTGTTAGAAGCTGCCGTTCCCATGCAGGAACCCGGCACGGAATATAATAGCCTTGTCTTTAAGTTTCTGAACAGACTCCCATTCCCATTCACCCTCACAAGGTCTTATGACATATTTATTGCCCCAGATTTTGAATTTCCGTTCAATAACAAACATCTCCTTATCATTAAGGACATGAAAGATACTCCCAACGGGGAAATACTTATCAGTCCTCAATATAACTCGATGATGTTTCTCGTCATATTCAGGATCGCCTACGATACGGGCCTTATAAAACTGAAAATCGTTTAACGTCTGATCCACAGGCTCTATCCAATAATGTCCTTTAGCCATTGCTATTTATGTTTATTTATCTATATTTGCAGTGTAGTAACTCATAATGTTTTAAGTGATTTTCAACCAAAGGGGAAGGGTGTCCGTGAGGATGCCTTTTTTCATTCCCGCCCACCCTTCCTATGAACAAAAGATCTACCTCGAACAAATGTAATCATAATAAGGCTACGGTCAAAAAGAAACCCTATCGGTATTCTATTGCCGACAGGGTTCTCCAACGTTGTATCAAACTAAATCATATCACTCCATTTGATTGTGTCACCGACGAAGCACCGCACCGCCAGATACCTTACGAACGCCGTCCCTTCCGGGGCGTCAGGGTCTTCCAGATAAGCCAAGACAGCCTTGACTATTTTCTGGTCGCAATCCAATACCTTAGGAAAGTAGTCGCTATAGAACATAGCGAACAGGTATTGGATATCTCCCCAAGTGGCGTTATCAGGTTTCTTGGCCCCGCATTTATCGAACATCTGCTTAGCGTCCTCCATCGTCCATCTTCTCTTGGACCCGTCGGCGTTAAGCATCTTGTCAGCGGCTTCCCTAGCCAGCTCCTTGGAAAAGTGATATCCATGGGTGTCTATATACCGCTTATAATCCGGGTCATCGGCGTCTGCTCCTCAGTAGTAACGACTCCTGCGTCCCCTGCGCATATACGGCTCGGTACCATCGAACTCGTCACGGATGCCACGCTCACCGAACCATCCCCTGCGATACATCTCGTCCTCACGTTCATGGAGTCTCTCGCGTTTCTCAAGCTCACGCTCGTCACGTTCCAGCTCCCTCTCGCGTCTTTCAAGATCACGCTCACGGCGTTCTAGCTCATCCATTCTGCCGTCATGCTCCTTGCCATAGTGGTCGTATATTCCACCACCATAACCCATGTAAGTCCCATCCGAACGTCTGCTACGTCCACGGCCGCCTCTACGATCGTAGATCTCGTCATTGTAGTCCTCTTCGTGACCGCCGCCTAAATCTATAACTCTCATCTTAACCTAATTTTTTAATTAACAACTCTTTTAGCTCATCGAAAGAGGATCCCATCCTATCGACTTTCTCCTCAAGATTCTTGATCTTCCGGTCTTGATCCTTAGTCTGCTTAAAAGCCGGATTGATTTCCTCAAGGATCGAATCACAAGCCTCTAGTGTCCTCCTATGCTTATCGATACTATCGAGAATATCGGAGCTGGTTCTCTTAGCGGCGTTAAGCTGGTTCATGATCGGATCGACCGAGCAGGCCAAAGTTATGTTATTGGACATAGCGACATCCCTGCTCTCCGGTACGACATAGGTCATGGAAGACCCGTTTATCTCCACGGTAAGGTCTATCACCCTATCCTGTAGTTGCTGATATTGCCCCATCTGACCCATCTGGGGTTGCTGGAACCTAGGCTCGGACACGTTAACCACATTCCCCATCCTGAACACCGGAACATCGGACGTATCCAGCGTATATACTTGAAATCCTTTCTTTAAGTCTCTAAACATATCTCGATTTTTAAGCGGGAGGGAATACCCTCCCATTAGACATCCAATCTAACCTATCCCTCATCAACAGTCGTCTCCGACGCCGAGGCGGAAGTTGTAGGCACACAGCAATCCATGAGCCTCAATACACCCCTTACCTTGTTGAAATAAACAAGGCGTTCGGTGTTGTTAACCATAGCCGCTCCGGTCACAGCCACGTTGATCGGATTCACCACAGCCACGCCGGTTACCGGGCAGCATGTGTCATCACCTACCGTGGATACGGTGCTGTTCGCTGGAATAGCTATCTGCACTGGCAATGTCTCGCCTGTTGTCGGAACCACCTGCCGGATTTTCAGCAGCAGAAGGCCCTCGCATGGCAAGGACAGCCATATCCTTGGGTTGATGCCGAAGATGGTGTTGGTAGTAGTCACTACCACGTTCTTCGTGACCAACTCATAAAGAGACCCTATTTTAGAAACACAAGCCATAATAGCCTCCTTCCTTTATAGAGTTAAATAGCAGCGTTTCCGTTGTTGCAGCATCCATTGTTGCACCCACATCCGTAATTACCTCCATAAAATGCTTGACCCCATCCATAAGTCTGGTAAGGAGAGCATGAAGGATAAGCCGGCACAGGGGTAGGTCTCAACTGGTTGATCAAATTCTGAGTCTGTTGCTGAGTCAACGCGGAGGCTTGGTAAGCCGACCTTTCATCACGCAACTGATTGATCGTATTCTGCATCTCACGCATTTCCAATTGACAGAATTTATCATTAATCAAGGTTGTTTGAGCATCAATCTTAGCGCTCAAGATATTGAACTGCGTAGTAGCCTGCTCACGATTGTTTGTCAATCCTTGGTTGATGTTACTCTGAAGAACATTGGTTTGCTCTAACGTCCGTAATTGATTGTCAAAGCCTTGCTGCGTTATCATATTTTGAGTAGCGCACGTGCTTTGGTTGATCAAAGAACTCAAATTGCAGCAGCAAGAGCTAATTTGATTACCGATCTCACAACCTTGTTGCTGTACGGCGTTAATAACAGCCTGAGAGGTCATACCTACCTGACCAGCTACCTTATCGATAGCGCCTTGTACGTTACAGATAGCGCTTTGCAATTGAGTGGTAGTACAGTTCAAGGCGTTAGCGATCTGATCGATAGCGCTTCTGTTACCTTGGATAGCCTGCATCAGTAACTCACGACCATAGTCGTTATTCAATTGAGCTGGAAGACCATTAGCGCAACACTCATTACCATTGCCAAAACCATTGCCAAAGCCACGGCCACCCCATAACCAGAACAGGACGATGATCCACAACCACCAACCGTTAGCCCCGCCGAAACCGTCTTGGTTGTTACGACCGTTCATCAAAGCCGCTACCAAGTTCGGATCCATCTTATTTCCGCCTATTAAATTGGCGAACATCCCCGGAATCATAGATAATAAACCGTTAGTGGCGCTTCCACTACCGGAACCCATACCGTCTAACAAAACGATTTTGTCTCCACTTGTACCCATGTCTATTTATTTTTGAATTAATAATAACCCCACCTGATGGCGGGCGTTACAAAGTTCAAAAATTAACAGCCCTAAAATCGTGATATGTGTCATCATCAAAGTACTTAATGTCTTGTAAATGGGATTAATAAGAACCGATACAAGACAAAAAAATCCGGAACGTATCACTACGACCCGGATTCATGCAAATCCATAAATTCAATGTTTCAATGCTCGAAAGAAAACGTCTCACGACGCCAAAGAGAGATTAACTACACGAAAAATCTCGCATCAACTTATTTGTATTAGCAGTGTATTCATTAACTATCTTACTGGATGAGGGATTATCCTCTATCCTTGACAGGCGGTTATCGTCACTCCTTACCGTAACGTCACCCATCCTTCGTACCATATTTTCTTGATATGATGATGGATCGGAGTATATAAGATTATCAACGAACCTGTATATCGCACCATCAACCGTCTCACCTACCTTCTCATATAAGCCGGATTGGAATGACACGAAATCATCATACCTCTCACGAGCCAAGAACGAACCGTCCGGTCTCGCCTCGACGCCGCCGTTGACCTCCCGGAGCAGGCCCGGATTCCTTTGGCACAGATACCTGTAAAACCCGGCATCCATCATCCTATCCTGACTATCCAGATAGAAAAGGTTTCTCATGCTACTATCACCGGACTCGATAGCCACGTCAAACAGAAGATCCCTTACCTGACCTTCCGGCAACGACATCTCCATGCTTTTTAACGTACCTCTGTCATGGTGGTTCAAAGATACATTATAAAATCCATTAAAATCAAGGAAACGTAAGACATTATTATATAAATCCGATTTTTTTAACCTTTCCTTGATCTGGATCTTCCTCAACGATGTACAGGATTTGATAAAATCCCGATCCTTTCCCTGCCTAGCCTCGTATCTCCTGAACTCTCGATCAATATCGACATCATCCATCTCAGGAGTCACGGGATGCTGGTATATTAATCTGGTAAGGATCATGTTCTCGGTATTCGAGGATGAGATGTTGGACATAACTAGCTTCTTTATGTTATCCTTGACCACACCAATATCAGAACGGGAAGCCCCGGCGGGAACCACGCCAGCCGGCAAGTACGAGGGCCGCTCTATCCCGATATCGGCCAACATCTCATAGGCCTGATCGGTGTCGGTTATCGGGGCCGTGTTATGGTACGTATTCCTACCCATATACAACATGCTCCTATCATACATATCGGAAGGGGATGTATTCCCGGACCTTACATACACCATTCTATCACCGGTAGAGTAAGTATCCTGAACCTCGTATATCGGATTCCCTTTTCCTATTATCCTATCAAGATCGGAGATAAAGCTATCGTATACCGAATTGCCGGCCTGTATGGAAGACAACATGACGTCCAGCGACGCCATAAGATCACGGATATCCTCAGGTCTGGATATAACCATCTCATCGCTGATCGCCTCGCTTATATCCACGCCCATGTCGGCAAGATCCATGGCTATGTCATGCAGACGTCCGGCAACGTCCTTGATGTCCTTAAAATCATCCATATCGATTATCTCCCCAACCTTATCCCTTAGACCCTTCATATCCTTAGGCATACTGATATACGGTATGGTGCTATTGGAATATGAGTCGGTAATCGTATTCCCATCCTGATCCCTGACCTCCATACGGGTCATATTACGATATGTGTCATACATCCGATCGGCGTAATCCTGATCCTCCTGATACCGGAGCGCCAAGGAAGGGTATGGGACTGAGGCGAAAGCCTGATCGAACTCCCGGCGGTCGCTGATACCGCCTACCGCCCTCATGATCGTATCCCTTACCTCCATTGGATTCAAGACTCTTCTCTTTCCCAATGAATCATACACATCCTCATATATCATATAATCATCACCAAGGCCTGATTCGGAGGACAAGAAATATGTATCCTTCTCATTGAGATCCCCCTCAGACATAAAATCGACAATCCTCCTCATCATATCCCTTACCCGCTCATACTCCAATCGGTTAGTCATGATATTATCAATCTCATCAGCATCATACATCCCGGATCGTTCAAGATTATATCTGTTGATGAATATATCACCGCCGGAAAGGAAGTTAGATACGATCATATCGTTAAGATCATTGATATTATCAACGCCCAGGGAAGTAATGGTATTATTGATATCCTTAACCTCGTCAGCCATGAAATTACCCACAGCATAATTCTTTTGTTTGATAAAGGACATGACATCATCATACCTAGGCTCCCCATTGCTATCTAAGCCGTATTCTGATGGCATGGACATCCAATCGCCAAAGAAAGACACGAAGTCGGGGGAGTAGGCCGTACCCCAGACCGATAAGGCCTGCTTCTGGTCGCCAAGCACCTCCATCGCCCTTTGGTATAATCCGGATGGTTGGTCGTTCGGGGCAAGGACATTATCTACCCCACCCTCCTTATTTTTTATAACATAACAAGATCTACCCATAGCTAAATCGTTTTGTTACAAAGATATGAAAATCCCGCCTACTCTCACGAGCGGACGGGAGCCAAATAACAATAATAACAAACCTTATGTTTCTATTGAAAAGTAGAAATCATTTTGCCGATCCTCACGGACAAACAAAAAACTCAATCCTAAAACTATAAAAACGAAACTTATTGTTTAGCAAAAATATTTTTATCCGATCTACTGAGAACCCTACCTTTCAACTCCAAGAACCTAGGCATCCATTCCCTAGATATCTTAGACACGATCCACTGGAATCCCTTAGGAGTCACATAGACGGTGTTAGTCCCATAGAACTCATCGTCATCACGATACCTGTAACGAGCGTAACCACGATCTATCATCCTTTGGGAAAGCAACCATCTCTTACCGGTTTTGGCGAAGAACTTATTATCCTCAAGCAATATACGAAGATTCTTCTCCGCTATATCATACCCATGAGCCTCCAGCTTTTCCCGAACCTCTCTGATCAACATATCTGTCTCTTGGGCTATTTCGGCTGTCTTAGCAAACTCAACCATAGGAACCTGTTCTTTGATGATATTATCAGATATCCTTTTGGCTTCCTCTGCCGCTTTTTTCGCCTCAGCTAACGCACGCTTCTCCTTTTCCGATTTAAGTAAAGCCTCTAATGCCTCTATATAATCAGATGGAAGTTCATTCTTTGATGGCATAGAATAGGAGCCTGTTTTTCTAATAGAAGGAAGAACCTCCGATGTTACCCATTTTTTGAATTTCTTGGCAGATTCCATCTTAGATGACATAATCAAAGAATACATCCCTGATTCATTGATTAATTTGATCTCCCTAACAGCCTGATTTATAAGGGGGTTTATTTTAAACCCCATTGATTTACAATCACTTGTAAGAATGATAGAATCCTCATCATCAACAAACCTTTTTACAGCGTTCCCTAAGTTTTCATAACCAAGACATCTGGCTATGTCATTACCAACAAACCATGGATTGCTTTTCTCGTCTAATAATACTCTTACATCCCCAAAATCAGGATTCTCAAACAATTTTAAATTATCATCCATAATATAAAACAACGAGAGCCACCAGCGTCCGTTACTCCACTGATAGCTCTCATTTATCGCCTACGCCTAAGCGATATTAATATCTTCTTCTGGTCTAGCAACGGATAGACACCGCAAATATAGACACTTATTTTAAAACAACAAACAAATAGGAGATATTTTTACAAAAAACGTAATCAATTATATTTGTCCATCATATAGACGAAATATAACTATATCTATCCTCCATCATCATCACCACCTTCTTGATATCAGATAAAGTTAATTTCTTTATCTCCATATTCCTACTATCCATCCTGACGAAAGAGTCCTTGAACTCCTGCTCGGTTATGGCATCCAACCTAAATAGATTGTATTTTATAAGTAACTGGGTTACGTCAAATATCAGGATATTAAGATCAATATCATCCTTCAACTCATTAAGAAGATCACGCATCATTTCCTTAATGGCGTCAGTGTCAAGTTCCAGCTTCTCGGCCTCCTTCATCAGCTTCTTGATGATACCATTGTACTCGATTATGATATTAGCGTTATCGTCATCGGTAGGTAGAAGGATATCCATCGTACATTTTATACCCACCTTATCACTAAGCCTTTTGTTGAACTCAGTCATATAATCAAAAGCCTGATCCCTGCTTAATGAGTATGTATGATCAAGCAACTGCTTTTGTCTGACCTTGACAAAATAGTTACTGGTGTATAACATCATCAAGACCTTTACTCGCTGGATGCGTAGGTCTTGCATGATCTTCCGATGTAAAAAGGCATCTAATTGCATAATATAAAGAGTCCCCACCGGGGCCATCACACACCCGACAGGGACCAACTTTTAAATATCTTACTCGTCAGGTGATGGACTGACGCCGCAAAGATAAGTCAAGATATTTTATTTAGCAAGGATTTTCCGCCTCATTTTCTCCGGATACTACGTTACCGTCGGAAACCAAAGACTTGTCCTCGGCCGCCTTCGTAGGCGAGGCGAACTCCGATGGCAGATCCGGCAGGTTAGGGAACGAGACTTCCGTCTCCTCCTTGGATACCTTGTTCTCCTTGATACTCATCCTAAACTTAGGAGCTATGAAAGGATCGTTGTTAAGATCGATGTTGATCGTAACGTCATTCATCAAAATATCCTCCTTAGTTCTGGAATCACCTATCCATCCTCTTACGTCAGCGGTCATAGGCATCCTGCTAGCCGCTTCCTTGACAGCTTTAAGCCGGTTCTTGATAACATCCACGTCTCCCGCCAGCGGAATCATATATGTCTTATTATCCAACCCTGATCTGGCTATAGCGTTATTAAGATCCATTATATCATCAATACTTACGCCTCCGCCTAGACCCTCCGTAATCCTATCAGCCATCGATCCGATCATGGATGAGAATGACGATATATCCTGATTTTTCAATCTTACGGGGTACAGGTAATTTCTTCCATTTCCTGTCTTTATAGCTACGACCGGGATACGTGAATTTTTATAATCACCATACTTGTCCCTGACGATAGCCGTACAGAACGGGAATATATTATACTTAATATCATCCCTCATCGTAACCTCCCCATTCTCTATATATCCTACGCTCTCGACTTTACCAACCGTCTCGTTGGTAAAATCATTCTCGGATACCATCAACGTACCATTATCATCACTTACGCTAAAATTAGGTCTTCCCGGCAAAACACTGGTAACTGTACCTACGAACGGTATATCAATCTCGCCAGTAACAGATCCTATATTATCCCTATATAACTCAAAGGCCCTACTCCTTAAATCAGCGTTACTTCCTTTTGAATCCGGGTCATTGGCTTTCAGTACCGAGACGAAATTGCCGTCGCTATCCACGATCTTAATAACCATATTATCAACCAGCTCTCGGTAAGCCGACTTAGTCTCATCAGAATTAGGGTCAACGGCGTTAAGGCTATTGTATTTATCATACAATTCCTTGGTATATGGATCTGACATATCCATCTTAAACCTTACGATATTATCCTTACGGAGATTAGCTACGGCTTCCTGATTCACCGACTCGTTGTTAGATCCAAACGTATCACCCGTATAATAAGGGACAATAGATCCATCCTGCCCCTTGCGATACACCATGAACCAGTTGGAGGTCGACAAGGCGGTTTGCCGCCCCAATATGACACCGGTAGCGTTCTCGAAAGCCTGAGCGTCATCCTCGCTAATCATCCATCTTGAGTGGTTATCTGACTCTATAACAGTAAATATGTCGGTTCCATTGGTGAAATCCATCACCCTTCCATTATCAGTATCAGTGGCATCAGATCTTTTAAGCCCAAGACTGTCCATAAACCTGTCAAGTCTCATTCCGCCAACTTCATAATACATAACCCCACCGATCTCTCTCTTCTGGGCCATCAACACCACCGGATTCTGGGCGGCGTTAACTTCCGTCCTGCCGGTGGATGTCCCGGGTTCGCTCTCTGTGAGGACATCACCCATAGGTATGGATTTATCGTAATCCTTGACAGCTATACTTCCGTTATCATACAACCTCATCCATTCCACGAATTGAAGAAGAGGCCCATCGGAATAATTATTGATAATATCAATAGCCTCATTAAGCTTATCCTGATCGATCTCATTGCCATTGTCAGCCTCATTCATAAGATCATTATAAGTCTTTATAGCTTCTTTGATCTGATCCTGATCAAGACCATTGATATTCATATCTACAATATCATCAACAGCGTCCTTGATATTATCATAAATATTATCATGGATCTTCAATCTATCTATTATCGATCTAGCCTTATTGATCCTTGAAATAGGATTATCCCCAAACCCGTTAACTAGACTATCGACACGAGGCTTGTTATTATCATATATCTGTCTCTCCCTAGGAGATAAGACATCCTCATTACCGTTCCATATCTTTATAGCTATATTATTGATTCTATCGTCAGAAGGATTTATGATATCCTCATCATCAGGAACCCTCTCGACTATATTACCTTCATCGGTCTTAATCTCGTTCTCCATAGATCTGGCTATCATATGATTATATGTCTTGAACATAAATGCCTCATCCTCCCCTATAAGACCATCTTGGTAAGCCTTGTCTATAGCTTGGTCGTTGGCGTAAAGATCATTGGCATCAGGATTATCAGTATTCCTGAAATCATACTTGCTATCATCCTCCTCATAAGTCTTACCCCATACGTTCGATAATATCTTCATGAACCCGCGCTCCTGCGCCCGGATGAATCTTCTGTCACGCATACGACGAAGAGACTCGTTTATATTCTTATAAGCCACAAGATTATAACGATACTCACTAAGCAATGCCATAGCCTCCTTATAATTATCAACCCCACGGATAGATACGACGTTCTCAAAATCAGCTATAGTATCATAAGCCGCCATAAGATCAGCGGCACTGATCCTTGAATCATTTCTATTTAAGAACAACTTAGATATATCAGCCTCTGAGTTAATTAACGTAGTTAATTTCCTCTCCAATGCGATCCTATCCTCTGTTAATTTAAGAAGCCTATCATTCTCCTTGACCAACTTAGCCTTATCAGATTCAAGAGCGTCCTTCGACGCGACACTTTGTTGAAGCCTCAAGACATTCTTCTCCATCCTCTGTATATCATCCGTAAGCTTCCTAAGTTCTTCAAGATCCCTGCTCGAATCAGGATTAAGACGAGAATATATATCAAGAGCGGGGCCTATATCCGTATTGTATATCCTTCCTAACTGATTAGCGATATCATCCAAATTATCCTTAGCCTCAAGACCATTATAAGCCATGTTAGAGATGTAGGTGTTAAATGATCTATTGGATATACCATCGGTAAGGGAGTCGGCAAATCTGCTGGCCATAGTAAAATTATCAACCTTCTTATTAAACTCACTGATAAGGTTGGACTTATACTCATTTACCTGCTCATCTGTCATATTCATATCGGAGGCTATATCGCTATTAGGTATAGATTCGACTACCGTCCTGAAATTCTCCTTCGTATCATCCAGCATCCCCATCTCCGAATCATAACGAAGACGATTGAATACGGCGTCACTGAAATCCTTATTTATGATCCTACCATCACTCTCGTACGATGTGTCTACACCAGATAATTGAGCGTTAAGAGCCATACTGCCACGAATAGCACGGACAGCGGCGGTGGTCAAGGCGCCGGCATTGGCGTTGTAGGCCTCCACCATCCCCTTGTTCCGGGACATGTCTTGGCTCCATTCCCTTATACCTCCAATGGTCTTTCCACCCATAACCGATCCGATAATCATACCGATGCCGATCTCCTTCCAGCCCTGACTGGATCCATAAGTCTCCTTGAATCCGTTCTTTATAGCCTCCATATAGCCTATGTTCTGACGGATGGCCATAGGATTGTATCTTGATTCTACCCAATCCTCGGCGGACTTGCTAGCCACTCCCTGAAGACCTTCCTCATAAAGACCTTCTGACACTGGGCGCTTGATAATATTGAACGTATTCCCGGCTATTTTCTGCCATTTCTTAGGCGTTATGGCCCTCAATGTCCCGTTATCCATCCTCTCGGCGCCTACGCCAAATATATTGCGTTTTATGAACTTATCCACGCCAAGATCCATGCCGAACATATCACCGAACATAGCTATATTGGATAATGACAATATGCCGACGTTGGCGGCGAATACAGCATTAGCGGCATTGGCATTATCAGCCCTGAACTTCATAAGCTCCTCATATGGGACTTCCCTTCCATAAGCGTTACGGTAAGACTGCCTGAAATTCTCCTCAGCCTCCATCAGCATACTTCTGGCCTCGACAGATGCCTCCCATGCGGTGGACGTGCCAAGGAAGGCGGCGGTGTCCAGTCCCTTGCCTACCCTCTGTCCTATACGGGCGGCCCTGAGGTAAGCGCCGAACGCTTTCTTGGTATCCGAAGCCGCCTTGCCTATCCTAGCCAATGCCACGCCTGCCCTAGCTCCCGTACGAGCTAAGTTCATCAATCCAGCGCCGGAATATACGGCTGATGATAACATGGCTCCAACAGTAAAAGCAAGACCGGATAAAAAATCGTTAGACCAGAAATTAGCCGTAGTCATGCTTTGAAGGAAATTCATATCCCGCTCCTCACGATTGTAATAATGAGCAAGACCGTAATCCATCTTCTTGTCCTGATCATCCAACCATCTCGTGAAATCGTTATCAAAAACAGCGTTAAAATTACCTCTGGATACACCGGCGTAAATACCATAAAAAGGCTGAATAACACCACCTAATCCATACAAAGCGGCCTTACCTACAAATTTCCCCAAACCTCTCATCCATTTCTCAGTCCTACCTTGACTCCTAGATAAACGTGTGTCGTTATCTACACCGGGGATATAAGACTCGTATTTAGGTATCCAAGTACCGCTACTAAGTCGATACCTTGAATCCTCCAACGATATCTCCGGACCAGTAAGATTAAACCTGCCCTTATAGCTTTGATCAGAAGCCATATATCCTAATGGGGACATATGTTTCATATCATCATAATAATTTGTCTTAACAGTATTCTTGATCCTCTCCGACAATGACGGTATCTGGGACTTTGATCTCTCGGAAGCGGAATACGGATCCAATACCGGAGGCAGGTCACGATCCGGTATATCATAGGGATCCGTACCAATAGCCTTTATATTATCTACGTTTATGGTAGGATATCTGTACTTCTCGGCAAGATCCTTTCCGTTAGAGGTATTATTATAGATTTCCATTGTTTCCATTATTTCCACTATTTCCGTTATTCCTGTTTCTTATCTCCTGATCAATCATATCAGCTATGGGCGAGATGAAGCTCTCGAAATCATCAGTAGTAGATCTTCCCTCGCTCCTCCAATACACCTCATTCTCCTTGCTAAGTATCTGTTGCCATGCCATGACCAAATAATACTGCGGGCAGAAGTCGATCTTCCTTGCTACCTCATCAGCATAGTTAACGCCATCCAGATCAATTGAATACAACGGGGTATTACCCTCTCTAGCCCCTCCTTTGCTATATATATCAACATTTATCCCAGAAGAACCATTATTATACTTATATCCGGAAGCCCTTAACTCGTACATAGAAGCGTTATCGAACAACACGTCAGTAGCGATCATCATCTGATTCTTCCTGATATTACCGTCATTTATATTCGTAAACATATCTATATAAGGCATTACCGTGTCCTTGGCCCCGCTAGCGTAAGCGAATGGAGCTACCAACAATGACTTAGCCATCTTCCCATAAGCGTTGTTGCTTGAGCTGGCGAAAGATATGGGTACGACACCGGAATCATAGGTCTCGGACGGGATGCTTACATCCTCTTTGTAGAAAGTAAGTCCATTCGCAGCCAGATCAGCCTCGCTTACCTCAACAACAGATCGACCATCACCTCCATTATTGCCAATGATCTGATAATTACCATCACCTATAGGGGATATGGTAAACGTTATCTTCGTATTGGCATTATCCTTATCCTTGGGGATAAAACCGCCACCACGGGTGAACAGGTCACTAATCTTTATATAATCATACTCGGCTTGGCTTTTAGACGGATAATCGCCGGAGAAGATATACTCACGCTCGGCGTACTCATGACGATATTGTCTCAAGTAATCCTCGCCGGCTCGCTTGGCGTCATCAGCCAACCTTCCCAGATCGCCACGACTCCATTTGTGCCTAAACACATCGTATTGTTCTTTCTGCATTTCGTCATACATGGCCTTAGCTACGGCCACATTCCTTTTATTGCCATCAGACAGCCCATCAGTCAGCACCTTTATCATATTACCGTCATCAGAAACATCCATAGGAATAAGAGATAATAAATTAATATCATCCAATGTCAATGACGTACCCATCAAATCATTTATCCTATTCACCAATACAGCCGCCTCTCCAGAATTGACATCCCCTAAAACAATAGGGTTATGGACACCAGGAGTGGCTGCATGAATAAGATCGGTCATTTTAACACTATTACTAAGAATAGAGCTATATGCCGATAATTTAGCCCAATCATTTAATGTTATGTCATTTATCCCATCTATATCAAAAACCTTATCACCATTGCTGTTGATATCTTCAAGATTAAATGTCCCAAATCCGTAACTAACATCTATGCCTGATCCACCAAAAGATTTAGCCTCTTTCTCGACTATAGCGTCAACGCCATCCAAAACAGCGTTCTCCGCCTTATTGAATCCATCATTGATCTTATTATACTTCCCTCTTTGAGTATTTAACCCAAGAAGCTTCAGGTAACTATCCTGACCATTGTAATCAAGCAACTCGTTCCTTGACCCTCCATTGGCCTTGAAATAAGCCATGATAACCTGATCGTTATCCATATCCTTGACCACGTTACTATTCTCAGGATCAGACGCCCATGCGTCGATCTTCCTTCTAGCGTCATCTGACAGTGACTTAACAAAATTACTCATGCCGGTAGTTACCGCCCTCTCATTGGCTATAAACCCGTTCATGAACTCATCGCTTATATTCACATTTTCAAGATTGGCGCTCTTAGTAACCACGGTAGGACCGGTCGTGTTATCACCTCCGTCACCCCCATTCTCCGACCTACCCAATTTGCTGGCTCTCATCAACGCTGCTTTCTCCATGGCTAGATTATGCCTTTTTGTCTCATTGAACTTAGCTCTCTCCATCATCTGTTGATTGGCCTTGAAATAATAATCATCAACACCCAACGTCTCGTATGAGTTATTATAAGACCATCTCAGCCCGACGCCACGAAGGAACTGCTGTCGTACCATGAACATGCCGGCTCGCTCCGGGCTGTAGTTGCTACCGATAACGCCCTCGGCCTCCTCCACGAAATCATTTCTCTGCTTGATAATATCCGCCAGCTCCGACTCCAACTTAGCCCTCTTGGCCTTGTCATTGCCAACGCCCTTTAGCTTGGCTCGTATGGATTCTTCCTTGACACTGAAATCATCAATATACCCTTTAAGGAAATCTGAGGTGCTTTGAACATTAAATAAGTCAGGATTCGTTCTAGCCATATATCTTCCCTCTAATTGCATCTGAGCCTTACCGTTCTCAGATATAGAAGCCATGGCTATATCCCTGACCTGAGCGTAACTCATCTCATCTATATACATCTCACGCATCTCGCCCGTCCTGTTGCCATTGGCATCAGTCACCGGTACATTGACTTTCTTCCCCTTGTTAAGGGAGATGAAATTCTTCATCTTCTCATCAATCTCAGCATGATAATCCGTATAAGGGGTATAATGTATAGGATTAAGACGTGTCCCTACCTGACCGTCATTCATCCAAGCCACGGCATCGGCGAAAGCCTCAGCCTCGTTTATAGGACTATACATCTTGGGATTGTTCAGCTTCATATCCTCCATCTTCTCGCTAAAAGCCCGGATCTCCCTAGTACCGGCAATAGCATTCAACACACGGGTATCCAGAGCTTCTCCAAGACGAGCCTGTATGCTTCTGGCTATACCGTCGGAAGCCAAATTAGATTTACGATACACGTTATTCACGTCCTGTATCAATCCATTTAACCTGTTCTGAAGATATTCCCTGTCCTGAGGTTTTATAATGTCAGAATTGATAATATAATCAGCATACTCGTTTATAGCCTGCCGATTGGTATCTATCTTCTGCTGCATGTACCCCATCCCCTGCATCATGACATCCATGTTGTAGGGTGATACGTACTTGCCGTAATTCCTTAATATACTATATTGTGAAGCCATCCTTTATCCTTTCTTGCCTTTAGTTACTTCCTGAGCAGGATATAATCTCCTATAACTCAATATATCTCCTTGAGGATCAGCGATTGATTGTCCATTGGGACCAATCTTTACATCCCCAAATATAGACCTTAATGTATTCATGGTCGTAGCCGTATTCCACTTCTGCTGGATCTCGTCATTTACGCTATCGAAATACCTAGCCCAGTTCTCGTCATTTATAGCCAATCCCTGCAATATACGTTGCTGGTAAGCTTGACGTTGGGCTATATTCTTATCATACGTATCAGCCCAAGTACGGGCGTTTACATTATCAGCCCAAGTCCTTTGAGCCACGTTCCCTTGTTCTACCTCATTAATGTATCTACCTATATTGGAACTCATGATAGCCTGTAAGTTGGATGATAAAGCCCCTCTCTGGGAATCCGGGACATTACCCATCTGATCCAATTGTGATTGGAAAGCACGATTGGCCTCAACCATATACTGATCAGCCGATCTCAACACCGGATCCACGGTAGGAGCGTAATGCCTTTCCAGACCTTCCGTTGTCACGGCTCCCGGAGTCATCCTGAACACCTCAGGGAAGTCAAGGCCACCACCCACTATATTCCTGTTCCAATTACCATTATTAGTCTTACCGGTGTTAGTACTGGCATTTGTATTGGTCTTAGGGAGTGTATTAGGATCAATCAGCTCAGGCATATCCAACTTAACATCAGGATCCTCCACATCACCTATATCCATAGGACCGGGAGCCACCTTATGAGGGTCAAGTATAAAATCAAGACCTTCCATTCCTTTCATGGATCTCAATGCCTGCATCTTAAGCATATCCTCGCCAAGTATCTTATTAACGACATCCTTGTTCTTGTCAGAGAATAGTTGGCTAAAATGGGTGATACCAGCATCGTTAAGAGCCTTATGCTGTTCCTCTGTAACAACGTCTAGACCGATCATAGGGCGAGATGTGGTAAACAAACCTAATTTATTGTCTCTCATCCTATCATGATATGCGGCTTTCTTGTCTTCCGGGTAATTACCTTGACTATCCTCACCGCCAAAGGAAACGAGCGTCGTGTAATCCCGAAGCGCCTCGGCGTTGGCGATGATCGGGTTCTCAGCCGTAGCCAAGCCCATCCAGCTACTTGTCTGACCGTAGATAGCGTCTTGCAACGCCCTAGCCCTAGTGCCCTCTGAAGCTCCCATATAAGCATCGTAAGCGACCGGATTGAATGTCTTATAATAATTCAACCTCTCATCCGTATTAATACCTCCATAAGAGCCATCAGTTCCTTGGCGTTGATAACCGAAATAGTTAGGATCATTGTTGAACCTATTCTCGATCGGGCGGAAAGTTAATTTACGACCGAACAAAGACGTGCCTCCTATCTCCATCTTCTGGCGAATACCAGCCACTTTCTTAAGCAGCTCTTTCTTAGCCTCAGCTATATCCTCCTCCGTAAGACCGTATTCTTTCATAGATCTAGATATGATGTTATCTATCTCACCACCCTTAGCGAAATACGTATCCTCATCCTTCTTCATCTTCCGGTCTTCCTGCTCCTTGTATATGACGTTAGCGAAGTCCGTAAATCTTCCCTCTAATCCATTAACGATATCGTTGCTATCATTTATAGCCTTGGATAATACGGAGGCGTTCAAACGCCTTGTATTCTCATCGTCTATCTTATTATTTTTCTCCAGCTTCTCCAATGCCTTTTTCTGGTCATCGTAAGCTGATTTAAGACCGATCTTAGCCTTATACCTGTCCATTAACGTAGCATACGTATCCTTAGGCGTGGCTTTGATCCCATACGTATCTCTGATGTATTTAGCGAAATCCGGCTCTATGGTTGTGTCGTCGGTAATAACCTTCGTCCCCTGCTCCAAGGAAACGGGGGTTCCACCATCGGCATGCTTCTGCCCCATGGCCTCCATCGGCGCCTCTCCGGGCTGCTCCACGTACTCGCCCTTCTCGACCTCCACGTTGGCTTGATCTTCCATCGACTTAGGTAACGGATATAGGTACTCACCGGTAAGGCTTCCGCTATCGAACCTATTATTAGGTCCTAGATAAACACCCCCACCATCCTTATACTGCATCTGGGATTGTCTTCTTTGCCTAGCCTCACGTTCCTGAGCCAACCTTATATTGGTACGAGTACCTTTCTCTGACGCTATCCCAGAAACCACGTTACGAGCCAACCCCATGATACCACTAATTCCTGAGGCTATGGTGGTTATCGTATTAGCTGTTTTAGCCCCGGTGGATAAATCTCCATATCCCTCGCTTCTCATACGCCCTATACCACGACCCATCTGAGTGAATCTAGACCCTATATCATCAGCGCCATAGTAAGGGATGGTAGTAAAATCAAAAACATCCGTCTCGTCTGAACCGGTCTTAGACTTATCAACATCGTTAACAGTTATGTTATTAAGCGTAATACCATTGTCCTGATAATTCTCAGCTATACGTTGCAAACTACCCTTGAAGCTAGCCGGAAACACATTATCCTGATCAAAAGCATTAGCATATTTAGTCCTCAACTGATCTGGAGTATCCAAAGAATATATCCCTAGCGGATTGACCGGCGCGGGTAATCCTTGGTTGGTATTCACCAAAGGTTCTATACCTAACCCTTGTATACCGTCCATATTACCAAGCATATACGACCCGACTTCCCCGGCCTCTTGATATTTAGGTATCTTCCTCTTGATTACGTATTTGCTCATGTCTAATTAATTTCGTTCTGACACAAAGATAATTTAAAAAAACAGAGACTCATCATTTCACAACGATGAGTCTCTCAGCAAATGCTATTATTATGTACAGAATTAAATTCTTTTTATGAATAATGATCCTATAGCCTTAACCAAATCATAGAAACCGGCAGAACTGAGACCTACAGCCACTCCATATAATAGAGCCTCCCACCATTCACTCCCTATAAGCAATGGAGACACCTTTAGTAGCCACGCTAATATACAAACCAGCATACCTATGACTACGGCGGATAGGACTTTAGCCCACTTATGGGTGTCAATATACGGCACAACCTTGGCTAGTTGGGTAGCTGACATCGTAACAAAAGCCATGATACCGGTAAAGGTAGTTAGATCAATGGTGATAGTCCCTTCTGATGGGATTACCTCTTGCGCCATCAAAGCGAACGGCGTCAATAACATAGCAAATAAAAATAACAATCTTTTCATATCTAAAACGTTTAATTACTTCGCAAATATAGCATTAATTCTGAGTTCTGCTCATACCCTTTATATTCAGCATCAACCCCGGTATCATATTAAGCACCAACTGCCTTTTCGCCTGCTCCCTACGCATACGCTCAGCTTCCGCTATCTGCGCCTCTGATTGGGGATCGTTCTTGATGTTATTAGCGATATCCTCTATAGCTTTCCTGTTGGCGCCTGATTGAGCTAGCATCTTATATAACAGGTCTTGACCTTCCTTCTCCCACCAGCTATCCATGGAAGAGCGGGAAGCCAAAGAAGGATCGGCAGGGGCTACCGTCTCAGGTACGGGCTGCTGACCTCCGTCCCCCGTGCCCGAATCCCGCTGTCCGAACTCGTATCTCATTGGCTCGCTCTCCGGGACACCATACCTATTAGCGAACATATCAGCGAACTCAAATCTCTTCTCATTTCTTAAGGTCGATCCAAGAGGCCTACCGTATCCTTGATTCCATGCCACGGTAGCGTCCTTGTAGTTGACGGCGTTATCGAAATCGGATTTAGAATACATATAATAGTTATACTCATTCCCCTGAGCGTCCTTGTCAAAAAACTTTCCTTGATTGATGTAATTCCAACCTAACCCCGGGACCTTGCCTTGATACTCATCCACGAGATAATCCAACTGCTGTGTCAACGTCGGTTTCTTCCCATACCTGCGCTGTAACTCCTTCTTCCTCGGCCCAAGCCATTGCTGGATGCCAAAATCACCGGCGGCTCCTAGGGCTTCGGTGTCCCCTCCGGACTCGGCGGCGATGTTCGACAGGATGCCGATAGCTTGCGTTTGTGGTATTCCCTTCTTATCAGTCAGATAATCCCATATCTCATCATACACAGCCATCTTATTATCCTCTGATCTGTTTGGATCAATAACATATTTACCAGACCCGTAATCTCGCCCTGTATCAACCGGCCCTCCATCTTCCTTATTCTCTAACTTATTCTTAGACATAATAGCGTTACGGACAAGAGCCTCCTTCCCGCTTTCCGGGAGAGGACTATAATCCTTAAACGAACCTCTCTCATCAAACTTATTACCTATAGCATCCAGCGTCTTGGTAGCTATATTGACAGGAAACTCTTGATCATCGCTATAAAAATCATACACGTCGTAAACACCTAACCTCCCATCCGGACGCCTATAAATTGTAAAATTGCCAAACCCTGATAACGGGGTAAGCTCACCAGCAGCTTCGGGATAAAAATCGTACTCAGAAAAAACCGTAGGCTTTCCGGATCTTACCGAATTACGATTCTTCTCAAAGATATCTACCCATTCTCTAGACTTTTTCAAAAGCTTCAGCCTACCATAAGCATCATCTGTAGCCGGCTTATCAGAGCCATATATTTCTTGCTCCGTATCATGTATTTTCTTATCTAACCTCTTTATCTCATCCTTAGTGTCACGATTGAACATCTTCTCAATATCAGTAATGACATTATCAGGAATCCTTATCTCCTTGCTATTTCCATCAAGACTATTAGGCTGGGATAAGAATCTACCCCATAGTTGTTCGCTATATTCATCAACATTAGCTTTGCCATTTCTTCCGTATATAAATTCCTTAACCTTGTCAGGAAGGCTAGCATTTGAGGCTACCACATCAGGGGTGACATTCTCGTACAACCTCCTTCTTATGGCGTTACCTATGATGTCTTTTAAATACGAAGCTCTATCAGATACATCTTGTCTTACATACATAGGATCATTACCAGTAGGACCTCCTTCGGCTTTCCGCTCAATTTTCTCTCCCCATAGCCCATATTTCTCCATGGGCCATATACCGTCTATGGCATCCACATAACCAACGGGATGCTCCCCTTCCAGACGCCGGTCCCGTCGCTCGTCCGCTGGGTACAGGGCGTTGGCCAACGGCTGCGTGATATGACCCAACCCCTTATCCTTGGAACTCGACATAGCATCCACCACAGTCCGATATACAGGTCTTAATTTCTCAGGTAAATATAGCCCCGCCTCATCAACCAACTCACCTATCTTCTTATTTATACCCCTGATACTGAAATTATAATTACCCATGCCATTATTCAACGGGGACAACGCACCTCTTATCCCATTCATGCCTTTAACTGCGGCTCCTCCGCTAAGGATATCAAACTCCGGGGACACGTTTCTCAAAGGACTATCATCCATACCCCTGAAATACATAGGACGCTCGCCTCTTACGACACGATCAAGATCCTCCTTATATAAATCCTTTATCCACGATGGGATTTCCTCCGGTTTATTCTTCTTAGACATATACTACATTTTTCACAAAGATAACTATAATCTCATAAGCCTAAAAACACGAAACGGGCACATAATAAATCATGTACCCGTTTATACGCTAATGCATGTGATAAGCAGCCAAGGCTCCTTTAGCTTTCTCCTTAGACTTGTACTTAGCCGGCCATAATTTACCGGTCTTGTTACTGACCACTCGCCAATCACTCCCTACTTTCTTGATACATCCTGATTTCGGGCATTTGCCCTTCTTTTTACTGCTAGTTTTCCCTGCTGCCATAACATCAAATATTTAAAGGTATATAATCACCTCAATAAACTTTCTCATCGTTGCTAAACCAACGTACTATCATCTTGAACCGGCTCTCAATGTCATTCACGAACCTAGCCAAGAACCAATCGCCACGAAGACGATCCCGCCACCTCCGATGATAATCGACAGCCCTGGGGTCGATCTTACGGTCAATGTCATTCACATCCTTAACCCATATCGGAAGATTGTTCGTATCGTCTTTGACCTCGTTAAAATAGTCATTTATATTTATCTTCTGATCAACCTCCGTCACCAGTATCTCACGGCTATCGTCATTGGTTATAGGATACCTTAACCGCTGGCTCATATCGTTCTTGTCGGCGATGGTCATCCTAAGCTCTCCACTGTTGTTGGTATCATTATAAAACCATGCCTTATTAAATCCAGTAGTCCTAAGAATTTGGTAATTAACCTCATCCTGATACCTTCTGGCATCCATCCGATATTGGTAGTTCGTGAGGATCTTATTCACATACTGCTCACGGACAGGTACCTCTATGACGAACGGATATAACTTACCGTAGAATACTTGATAAGATTGGTTGGTTAGACCATGCGACCATAATCCTATCTCACGATCGTCGTTAGAGTAATTCTTACCAGACTGGAAATAATGCTGGTGCTCGATATAATAGTCAGGGGTGTAGGACAAATATGATTTCCACTCACCCTTCAGGCAGTTATATCCAACGGTGAACGAGACGTCCGTGAAATGGCTGGCGTCCTGTAGCTCCACCGCCTGCCCGTTCCTGTAGAACCGGCCGCCACGGAATTGGTACTCGCTTGGATTCCCTACCGGTATATAATCTTTCTTGGTTATCAGAACTCTCTTGAACCGATTGTCCCAGCCCATGGATAGCCCTATACCAAAGAACTTGTTATCGATATCATAATAAGACAACTCAGCGTCCGTATCAGCGTTATATATCCGGCTACGGATGATCTTCATCTGAAGATGCTCCTTAAACCAGTTCCTAAGCCCCGGTGTGACCTCCGTAAGATTCCTGCCATTAGAATCTACCTTGAATACCTGACCACGCCTTAAATCGACCCAGAAATGCCCGAACTCGCAACTGATCATATCCCGACTCTGGGTCCCGGAATATCCTAACGTCGTATTATTATACTCGATACCACGAGATGCGAAAAGCCCACCTGTCCCTAGCTCGCTATTCTCCGGGGATATTCTCTCCGCCAACACGTCTATGGCGTTATATAGCCCTACCTGATTCTCGAAGCGAGCCAGTATCTGATCCGACTCTATCCCTTTCATGCTTATAAGTTTCCCGAAAGAGGTCTTGAACTCATGGTAATCCATAGGCTTGTATGACAGCCAAGGATCGGTCATGCCGTTCTCCGACACGTCGGCGGTGCTCCATATGACGCCGTTGGGTCTTTGGTAGGCGCAGTCCCAAAAATTGCTATCATACGTCTCTGGTAATGACCTTCCGCCTAGCGTAAAACGATTCTTATACACAGGACTTATCTTAAACACATTATCCCTTGATATAGGGACATTACGCTCCTGAGTCCATGATATATAATCCCCTACCTCCGGATAGAACCCCTCGTAAGGCTCAGGCCCGGCTATACGGAAATTGCAATTGATCTCAGACTCCACAAGAAACTGAGGTATGCCATAGAAGTATAGGAAGAAACGACCGCTAAGATACATATCTCCGGTCTTGCAAACCATCTCATAAGCGCTCTTCCGGCTAGGGAAAGAGTATAGCGATCCGGTATCCGTATCGGTCTTGTTAAGATAATCCTCCCCGGTATCGTAATTAACGAAATAACGGGGATACCCGATGTTCCGATAATCGTAATAAGGGAATGGTATCATGTCTCCCTGACCAAACTGAGTCAAGTAAAACATAGGCATCTTCCTCTTAAGCGAGAACCTTGATATAAACACATCACCTCCAAAAACAGGGTTACGCTTATCCTCATCCATCAACCCGCAACCACCTAACGATACCCACCTGATATCCTCTATCTGCCCGTATTGAGCCGGAGAATATTTCTTTATCCTCATATAAGGGCAGGATACGAAAGATTCACGTGTCATAAAATGAGGCGTCATACCAGCCACCTCATCGTTACGAATATTACACTCATCCTGAATACGACTGGTATCGTAACTTGAAACCAACTCCGGATATTCAAGCATATACTTATCCATACCAAATGACATGAACAACGAATGCTCACGATCGAGGTTGTTTATGATAATAGGCTTACCACCTACGGTTCCCCCTTGTGACGAGATGTCTGTAACCGGATACAACCCGCTCTTGATATATTTGGCCGTTGACAATCCACGTAGCTCCGACGCCCCTATTTTTTGGTAAAATAAATTATAATGAGCGACAGAAGTATAATAATAAGCATAGTTCCGTCTAGGTCCCCTATCTATCAATGCCGTTAACCACTGATACCTGTACTTGCCTATATCCACCACGGACTGGGCTGTGGCCTTGGCGATACCCGTAGCCAGACGGATAGCCGTCAGCGCTATGCCGACAGGGTTGGCTAAAAAGAACACGCCTCCACCGACATATTGCTGTGAAGCCGACTGATATGTATACTCAGCTATAGCGGATATTAAATTAGCCATAGCCTCCACCGTAGCCAATGACGTTGCCATACTGTAAGCCTTACTCCCTAATATCGTCCATTTAGGGTGATCCTCCACCTCCCTGAATATACCGGAGGATTTACCTAATTGATAACCATCAACAAGGCACTCGGTGGGAGCGTCAGGCTTGTTAAAGGCAATATCAGGACTTAAGAATGAATACCAGATATTACCCTTCCTGTTAAACGGATGCGTTATAAATTTCTCACGATTAATATCCTTATAGATATACATATCATCAGACAAATCGTTGTAAGGGTAATTAGGATAAAGGTTAGCCGATCCGTCGGGATCATCGTACTTAAACATATCATAAGCCAGACCGGTTCCGATAACGCTCTTATCCAACGTCCTATCGCCCCTATACAACTCATATCCTATTATAGAATCCCTTCTAGCCTTATCTATAAGACCGTTCTCTACCGCTATATCCAAAAACTCATTAACGATATCGTCATCAAGCATCACCCCCATAGGATAAATATAGGAGTCAACTCCATATTGACCGGTCAGCTGAGACGGATTACCCATAAAAGGAGCGACAGAGTTATCCGGGAACTTGTAATGACGTATAGGTCTCTGACAAAACGTGGTTGACGTATTGGGGTACTCAGCGTTACCCCCATTACCGGTGAAATAAGACTTACCCCCAACTGATTTAGGAGACCCATAGTATTTCGTCAAAGAATCTATTATGTCCTTCCTCTTTGATCCTCCCGATGATATCCCGATCTTACTTGAATCATACAACTCAAAATTAGCCGGGTACTTATTGGTAGACTCCCAATATCCGAAATCACCATACTGATATGGTCTGGGAGCGCAGTCAGCGGGTTTATCTCCACATGAGACACATTTCGCCTCATAGGTAACAAATCTCCTTAATTTCAATTCTTTCGTGAAGAAGAACACGTATTTCACCTCCAGCGGCCGAATGCCAAAACAGAACGGGGCGGGGAAGATGGCGGTGCCGGCCGTATAGAATCCGGCAAGCTCCTTCATGTCCTGCCTCATGGCGAAACCGGTGAAGAACACGCATACCGCAGGCTCGATGCAAACATATATCTTATGGAAAGTAGTCTTGTCATCATTCCAGAACAAGTACTTTGGCATCATAAATATCTTATGATCCACGTAATTCACTATAACACCTTTCTTGGCATCATTAGCCAAAGGATTAGGAGCCACGGTACCTTCCTTGTCCGAGAAAAACGTTATACGAACCTTATTGTATGATGATGAGTCGCCGATCGGATAATTATAGTTACCCATCATCTCTATATACATAATACCGTTATCAGGATCGGATAAACCACTTATGTATTTCTCGTAATCCAACTCCACCCATCTGGCGTATGAGGATACATGTGGATAGAACTTGAAATAAGTCAAGTTGCTTCTACCGAACCAATTGGTCTTGGCGTCAATATCATTCTGCACAGACACACGACCTTCCCAGTCAGTAGTTATACCGGTATTAAACTTAGAATTATCACCATCGCCAAAAAGACACATGGCGTTCTCGATACCAAACTGACTCTCATATTGGGGAAAATAAGCCTCCATCGTATCCATTAACTGATCAAGCATCGTCTCCGTATGCTTCTTTCCTTCCCATCCGGGATATTGATACAAATATGTGCACTTACCCAATGACCTACCCCCTTGGAATGTAGGAAGTTGAACATCGTTAATAGTAGGATTCACGTGAGGATCACCTACCGAACACCCATTAGTACATATACCCTCATCATATAACTGCCGGACATTAGACATATCCTGACACAAGACCAAGGCGGAGGAGTCTATATCAGACGGGAATTTATCCTCATCCTGACCATCCAGCCATTCCTGAACCAGATCTATGATATTCTTACCTCCACTGGAGTAATTATCAAAATCACACAATACAGAGAATTTCCTTTGTGACTCGGCGTTACTTTGTATTAAGGTGGTAGGCTCGGTCTCCGTATAATCACTAGCCAGCTTATACGTAAAATCAATCCTAGAATCCACCAAAGAGTTTTTATCCAATATAGTCCTGGTCTCTATCCTCTCGATATCATCACATCCACTAGGGAAATCGGGAGCCTTTATACCGTCTTGATCCTCCGGCAATGATATAGCAGCGCATAACTCGTCAGTAATACCTACATTAGATTCTATGATATCACACAGGTTCTCTATATTATCAGCGATATAATCAATAGCATCATCTACCGTAACATCTTCCCCCATCGTATTGATAACGAATTGGGTCTCTCCTACCGTGGCATATTCCTGCTCTACATATCTGAGCTGCTTGACATCTAACTGATTCTTACATTCTCCTCCAAAATCATCAAATCCCCAAGATGGGTCGTTTATGATCTTTGCCGTATTCTTAAACTGCCAAAGATGACGGCGGCTGTTCCCCGCGCACTGCGGGTTGTTCTCCAGCACCGACGCAGCCGACAGGTCATCAGAGTTACCGTCCTCATCAACGATAACCTCCATCTCCTCCCTTGTGGCCGGACGAGGGATGAGCGGGAATCTAGCTGTCCTGTATCCTGTATTGGTAAAGAACCTTATACCCAACGGATATACCTCGTCACGCATGAAAGAGGCGTATTTAGAGCAAGCCACACCGTCTTTATACAGATTCTCCGTGGCTATCGATGTCTGCCATTTAACGAAATGACCCAAGAAATTAACGACCGGTTGAAGATTCCATTCATTCTCCACGGTCAATCCGTATTGAAGAAGACGATTCCCGACAGACGTCATGCCTCTGGCTGTCTTATATACCGGTATTTCCTTGGATAACTTCTCCATGGTCGTACGCTCGCTATATTGATCCGTAAGATAATAGATAGTCCTTTCCGTTATCGGATGTATACCTTCTATGAAATACTCAAGAACCGGGCTTTGCTCACCATTAAACCCAACCGTGTTCTGTATAACACCTATCTTATAATGAGATACCTGCTTATCTATATTGGACACGGTAAGGCGGATACCCATGTTGGTTGACTTACCCCATAAACCATCGCGGATAACCATATCTTGACGATCGAATAACATGATTGGGTTGGTCAATGAGCAATATCCAGTCTTCTCAATCCCGAACTCATCGCACAACGCCACGCAGAACTGGTAGGTCCCGGCACGCAGGCTCCCCCCGAACTCCACGACCTCAGGCTCCACGCACGGGGTCGTCAGCAACGGGAACACCAGCAGCTTCTCGCAGGCCAGCCTACACCTCTCTATTGGTTTGTCATCCCCACATGTCTTATACCCATGGTAATGATACCAAAAGTCACCATCATCATCCGGGTTAAGGGCCTTATCGACCATAACATATCGCTGGGGATTATATCCATCGGTCCAGTATATCACCTTCCCGCATTTCTCGTCCTTGATCTCTATATCGAAGATCGGATGATGAATGGAGAAATTAAGACAAGGGTCATCAACCCAGTCCTCTATCAAGACCTCCATCAAATCACATATCTCATCAAAACGACCATCCGACTCCTCAAGCCTCTCGCCAAGGATACGATGGATGTCCTTTCCCGATCCAGCCAATTGATCCTCCACGGTCTTGATATAATCCAATGACCGCATGAACGTGATCTTAGACGTATTATCATCCGGATTGGATAGAAAGAAATAAGTGTTATCACCAGCTATGTCATTCTTATACCCAATAACCTTATAGCCATCAAATCGCTTACATAAAAGGGTACTAGGCTCGTTCTGGATCTTAAGCTGGCTTCCATCGTCACCCTCTATGGTAGCGTTCAAGGCGAAACTATATTCAGACGGGGATAGATCCTGTGGATGCTTATCCCTGTTCATCCCGGAGTCGGGAACCGCTATGTTAGAGTTATTTTGCACAACATTATCTTTTTCGCAAATATAATAAATCCACCAGATAATCACTTATGTGGCGGATTCTAATAAACAGTACGTATTATGCAAAACATTCAAATCGTACAAAAATAAAAAATCCTCCAGACTTTCACAAGTCAGGAGGAGAACTAAATACTTTTAAACGCTCGTGTAAAGTACAAAAACACAACAATTACAAATTTTTACCCATGTAGTTCGATTGCTTATCGGCATCCTCTACAGATATGTAAAAGAAACCGTTAGTCACGTATCTCTCATTGACATCCACAAAATCAGTAGATCCTTTATCCACTCCTTTCTTCGATCCCTCATCACACACAGCTACCAGACTATTAAAGTCATTGGAATAACCTACGACTACACCGTGTATATCCCGATTTCGAGGATCGAATACGTACCTCATCTTACATCTGTCATAAGCTAACTCTAAAGAGCTTTTGCTTAACCTCTCATCTAATCCAGCACCCGCTACCAAGGCCAAAACGCTCTTTGATATGTCACTCATGGTGGTATCCTTGGTCGGAGCCTTAGGCATAGAAACGCCTTCCATGACAAAATCCAACGCCTTATCTACAAGACCATCGAAATCATCATCTCTTATATAATCCTTAAGTACCTCCAGTATATATAACCGGACATGGAGTTCGTTATTTACATCATTCAATGTGACCATAATACTAGTTTTCGGCAAAGCTAGATTATTCCTGCGCAATAAAAGATCAAATATGTCATAAGTAAAGGACTAAAAAACAAAAAAAACTCCCCCATCCTCACGGACGAGAGAGCTGATAGATATTTGTATTATGAAAAAGAATAATTACTCACCTATTCTTACAATACAGTCACGAGACTCCTTGTTGTAGATCATCGTGCCTACCTTAGAATACAAGGTCTTTATATTTTGCCAATTATCCTCACCATGGGCGGATACGTTGGTAGGGGCATCACCGGTATAAACCTCCTCGCCTCCGATATTGACAAAATCATATCCACGTTTCTCCATAGAACCGCCCTTATATGCCGTGAACCTGATAGTGACATTACCTTTCTCACGACCACCATACCAGTTACCGTATATACTGCATCTGATCTCAAGAGGTAATTTATCATAATTATCACCATCCAACAACGGTCCCATCTGGATCAAAGCTGCCTCATTACCCGATTCCATGTTATCACCACCATGGATGAGATAATCACCTACCCGTTCCTGCGTGGTCTGGTACTGTTTACTCCAACCAACCAGCTTGCCGTCAACGTCTGGGAGGCCGGTGTTGTCGAAACCGGTTGCCGTGTCAAAGTCAATGCCGTCCTCGTCAGCCCAGATATACCTAAGCACAAGGTAATCGAACTCCGGGATGATCACCACCGGAACCGACTCCTGCCTGCACACGAACGTCTTCTCCTCCTTGGTGCCTTCTTTTATAACCTTGTACGTAGCCTGACGTATCT